CATCCATCTCACCTAATCTTGATTCCAATTTACCTAATTGTCCAAATAAGTTGTCAAAATAATCATCTTGTTTTGACTGAATATCTTTTTGAGCGGTAACTAAATCAGTAATATCAAGTTCTTCGCTGCCTTCACTATCTTTATCTTTTTCTTCTGATTCTCCCTCGTCATCAATTTTTTCAACGTCAGGGTCATTTTCAACATCAATTGGTTCGGCGGGAGCTGCTCCTGCTTCGGCAGGTGGTGGTGGTGGAGTTCCTACTTCAGGTACAGGAGGTGCTCCAGCATCAACAGGCGGTGGAGGCACTTCTTGTTCCAAAATATAATTATCGATACTTCTGTATCGTTGAATTTCGCTTAATATCTTTCTATCTATACTCATTATATTATCCGTTTAATAATTGTTTTATACCTTTAGATGTTTCGACTCTAACTTTTCTATTGGCGGTTGTTTGGTGTCCGGCTCTTTCAATAAGACCATCTTTTTCTCTTACGGTATAACAATCTCCTGTATCTAAATCACAAACTTGTTTAGTTCCGTCTCCGTTATCTTCTTGTGAAAATCTTGTAGATTTACCAAGGTAGTTGTCTAATGTTGTTTTAATATCCATAATTATCTTTATATATAAATATATCGTTATTTGTTAAATTATTGAGGGAATGAAAATGGAAAGGATTGTGTTGTATTACTATTTTCATTTGGTTGTTGTATTTTTCTAGCACTTATGTTTAACTTACAAAGTATTTTACTAGTACCCTGTGGGATAGTAATATTTTTATTTTCAAAATAAAATAACACATCTTCAGCACTTATCACATATGTTGTTGGATTATTAAAGAAATCATCCATGTAACTAGAAGGTATTGTACCTTCACCTAAAAGAACTTGAACAACTTGATTGTTAGATGTTGCACTCATTCTTACAAATTGATACGTCAATGATGGGTCTGGAGCACTTAAGAATAACCATTCCGCATTTCCTACAACTCCACCAGGTATTAATTCAGGATTAATTTTTACTGTGAGTTCATAATCCGTATAATCAAATTCCGATACCATAACCACAGGTCCTGTTTGTTGTGAGTTTGTATTACTATTCGGCGGAATTGTTGGTGCCACAGTTGGAGGTGCCGCAGAAACTTGTTGTGGATTATATGTAAAGATTGTAGTACTTGTTCCAATACCATGAACACCACTTAATGTAATTGTATTATCTTGAGGTATTGGTGTATTACTAAATGGAACTAATACTGTAATATTCACACCGTTATTAATAGTAATTCCAGTTGTAGTTGTTACATTATTTATTGTCACAGCCGTTACTGTACCTAAATCAGTTCCTGTAATATTTAATATTGTTCCAGTAACACCCGTTAATGGTGAAAATGATGTGATAGTTGGTGGAAAACAAGTTGGTGGTGGTAATGTTGTTGTATTAACATTATTTATTGCTAGTTGAATATTATCAAGTATTGACTTTGCTATTTTTTGAAGTTTAACCGCGTCATATGCCCTTTTTACTGATTCAAAATCTAATTGTACTTGTTTTGCCGATTTGTAAGCGTCTTCAAAAGTATCATATAATTTTGTAAACTCATCTTGATTTGCATCAAAATAAGATTCTGGAATGCTTTGGTTTTCTGCTGTTGGTGGTTTCCAATAACAAACGTAGTATTTTAAAAGACCTAAAGGAGCGTTACCGTTTTCTCCATAATAGATTCTTTTAATATTTGGTGTTAATCTTGCAACCATAAAATCTAAAAATTTATCAATATTTGTAAAATTAGCTATAGGTTGTGAGACTAATCCTCCTAATGAATTAGGAATTTTAACACAAGATGATTGTTTTTGAACAAAATAAATAGAACTAGCCCCCCAATTTGTACTTAATGGAACATTTGCAAAATTATTATTATACCCATAAAATGTATCTTTATTAAAAGTTAAGATATAACATAACAAATAAATTGTAGTTTGTAACTCAGTATTAGTTACTTTGGTTGTTATTGCGTTTGCTAACTGTAAAGGTGTTAATCCTGTTGTTATAGATTCAACAAAATCACCCCAAGTCACATAATTATCACTTAAATCATTAGTACAAGAATTTGCTGCCGCAGCAACATTATCACCATTCTGAGATAACAATGCCGTTTTATTAATGTTAGTTAATGGTTTATCTGGAACGTTATCTTTATTTGTTAAAATAATACTTTCAATTTGGGTTAAAAGATTTTGATTAATACTTTGTAAAAAGTTGTCAATTGAAGGTAAATCAAAAACTCCTTGTCTAACTCCGGTAAATGATGTTTGAAATTCCCCAGAACCAATAGTATGAGTAACATCAGTAATTAAGTAAGGTCCATTAAACATTGGAACATGTCTAAGATTAAAATACATTGTTGGTTGTAATAATGCATTTCCCAAACAAACAACTTGGCATTGGTAACTTCTTTGTTTATATAAATTATATAAACCATTATTTTGAGTTGCAACAGTTTTACCATTTGCTTGGTTAACCATGTTCAACTGAGTTTGAATTGTTTCTGAAGTTGCTTTACCACTATCCATAGAAACATTAAAAGAATAAAATATATTTTGATTTCTTGTTCCAATGTCAACATTAAATCCAACACATTTATTTGACAGTGCCCAATCCTTTTTACCAACTTGATTTTCAATTAACGGGTTATTTGCCCGCTTTAAATCAAAAGCATCATCTCTAAATCTAGAATTACCTTTTGGTAAATCTAAATAAGCTGAGGGGAGTCCGGCATAAAAACAAATTAATTTTGGACCTGATTTTCTATAATCAACATCTAAAAACGTTCCCCACATATTATCGGCAAACTCTAAAGAACCTTCAGCACTTTGAGATATTGTAGTCCCATCAGCATCTTGTACATTATAAAAATTAACATATGCTGGCAATGGCATTACATTAAATTTATTCTTAATTAATATTCCACTAAGAAATGTGAATACACTCATTTCCATATTAATAGAACTTTCTTTTAAAGTATTTTTTAAATCAAAAATATCAACAAGAATTATATCACCAACATTTCTTGATGCTCTATCCAAAAATAAAAAATCTTCAAATAAAGTTTTATTGGTAAAATCTCCGCCAGCAATCCATTTATCATTTAAAGCTTTAAACACTTCATAATTTTCAACTTTACTTTGTTGACCGTCAATCACACTTTCTATTTTTTTCTCAGGTAACTGTTGTTGGTTTGGTAATCCAGCTCTAACCTTTGTTAGTATTTGATTTAAAAAAACATTTTGAATTGCATTTGTTCCTTGCAAATAATCTTGAAGTCTACCTTTAAATTCTGAACTAGTTATTGTTGGGGTATATAATTTTTGAGTTGCATATTGTTTAATGAGTTGCGAACACAATGTAATATTATCTACTGAAAATTCAATTTTATTATCAATAAAAAAATCTGTAATATAAGAACCTTGGTTTGTATATTTTAAATTTGTAATTGTCGAAAACCCTACTTCAGTTTCTAAAGCCAACCAAGCTTCAGGATATGTTGCTTGGGATTGTGCCAAAGTAATTGTTCCGTTTGCTGATGGTAATGTATTGTTGACATATAAATTAAAAGGTATTGGGTCTACAATTGCGTTGTTTCCACCATTAGAGGCTAAAAACGAGTCAACAATTCTTCGTTTATAATTTGCGGGATTACCATATTTTAAAATAACATCATATTCTAAGAATGATTTAATTGTATTTGAAAATGAAACTAATTGTGAATTACCAAGTGTATTAAAATATTCTGTATTGGTTAATTCGCTATTTGAATTAACTGACATTAAACTTCTAAACAAATACTGAAAGTTTTTAAAAATTGCGTTGTTATCAACAGGTGAAGTATTAATAGGTACATTAGCTTGTGGTCCTAAATCAATGTCTGAAATAGGTTTAGAAAAATTTAAAAATTCTTGTTCGAATTTATCTAAAATTCCTTTATCAAAAACCGAAAATATTTCTTCAATATTTGAATAGTTATTTTCCAGTAATAATTTAAACGATGATTGTTTTGTATTACCAGTTAAAATTTCGTTAATATATGAATCAGGTTGTGGTTTAACCACTTGAAGATTATTAAAATAACCGTAGTTTGGTGCCGCCCATAGTAATCTAACAGAACCATTATAGATTGATGGGTCATTTGAGAATGGTAAAATTTGAACATTGTTTATTAAACACTCAGTATTAACTTGATTTATTTGAGAACCAAATGAAGGCACAATAAAATATTTAGGACTACTTGTGTTTGTATTTGGTGAACAATTTCCTGATAACGCCTCAAAATCCATTACATTATTAGGTAAAATAACCGACCAAGTTTGGATAGACGATGTATTAGTTGTCCCACCAAGAAGATTTGAAACTGAGGAACTTGGATTAATATTTGATTCAGGAAAATTATAAACTTTCATACCACCATTAATACTTGTTTGTATTTCAGAATCGGTATATCCACTATATAAATCATAACTATTATAAAAAACATTAAAGTCGTTAATTACCTTTGGGTAAAACCCAACTTGCATTTTTGATTCACTGTTTACTAATGATATATTTTTTACTCCATCAAATTCAAATTTATATGTTTTAGTGTCTGAACTGGTTATTGGGTCAAAATTAATTTTAGGGTCAAAATTGTCCCAAGCGGTATCAATAAAATCAATTCCAGTTATTTTATATGTTTTATAACGATACCATAAAGAACCCATTTTTAAAATCCAAGCATATGGCATTTTATGAATAGCGCCAAATTTTTTAAAACAAGACGCGATATAATCTAAGTCATTTGGTGAACCGTATGTTTTATATCGTTCTCTTAAAGACGCCAATGGCAATGAATTTATAAAAAGATACGCCGCTTGAATGTATGGGTATTTATCTTTTTGTCTCCAACTATAAACACCATTTTGAATTGCGTTTATAAAGTACGGTGTGTTTAATATTGTGGTAGTCGTTTCGGTGGTTAAATTTGTTGCAGGTCTAAAATGATTAACATAACCTTCTGTTGGTATAAAAATGTCAGGATTTTTTCTTGTGTCAAGAAATGTTTTTAAATTTGTTGCGTTAATCTCATTTATTGGATTACTAACATTTAAATATGAAAAATTTGTAACAGGTCTGTTAGTAGTATAATCATACACACTACTAAAATTTGAAATTACATTTCTGTCTTGGAAGACTTTTAAACTTTCATTTGTTTTATAAACCTCAAAACCTTCTGATTTATCACTAAGACTCATATTATTTTTTACCCATGTTGAATTTGTAAACGGATAAGTATCAATAATCATTGGCGTGTTACTGGCGTTTTTAACTAATTGTTCTAATAATTCTAATTTAATACTATTTTTTGGTGACTTACCTAATTCATTTATATTAATAATATTGAAAGAATTTTCGGTGATATTTTTAATATATGGGGTAACATATATATCCCTAATAAATTCTTGATATGACCTACCAGTTCCTTGATTTGATATGGTGTTCAAGAAACTTTCATATTTTTCTGCAGTTAAGTCATAATTTTTTAATTTTAAACTTAAAAATGGAGAACTAACACCTAAACTAGTTATAATATTATTTGTTTCAGAATTTGAAACTAAATCAATTAGTTGGTTTAGTTGATTTCCATTTGCCCTAATAAATCCAGAATAATTTGAGGTTAAGAACTGTCTTTCCCATATTTCATAAAAAAATTTAATTTCTTCTTTATTAACATACGCGATACCATTTGATGGATATTCAATAGCATTAATATTAATAATATTTGTTGTTGACTGACTATCAATATCGGATTGAGGACTTGGAGGATTAAATTTTTGAGTTAATCCTTTCATATATTCTTCAACAAATTGAACTTCGGGCCATTTTGAATAATTCCATCCTTGCGTTATATCAACAACAGAAGGGTCTGCAAGATATTTTAATTGGAATCTTCCTTTTTTATCTTCAGGAGTTTCAACAAAAAATTGCGGCCAAGGATATACTGGTATTTGACTTGTTGATAATCCTTGATTTTCGTTTTTGGCTTCATTAGTCATTTTAAGATTATCTTGCGTATCACTACCTTGAACTGAAGAAGGGTTTTCTAAAATTGCAAGTTGTCTTACTGGGTCATATTTAACGTTCCACGCATTTGTATGTACTTCATCAAGTAATCTAATAAACGCCTCGGCGGACGCCATAACAACCGCACAAATATTTCTAACGGTAGGACTGAACCCAATACCTAATTTTGTGTCCTCAATTTTTTTTGAAAAATCGGCAGTTAATTTTGTTTCATATTCAGTAAGTTTTTGACTAACATCTACCTCAATTTGAGAAATTAAATTTTCAAATCTTGGTGGAGATGAAGTTGAAAGATTTTGTTCTTTAAAAATAAATAATGGTTTTGTTACAACATTAATTGGTATGAGTTCGGGTGAATTTTTTGGTACTTCATTTATTGGAGATAGTATTGCGGTTAATCGTTTCTCTTCATTTGCTTCATCCTCTTTTGTTGGTAACAGTTTACCTGTTTGTTCTATAGTTGTTTTTGTTAAATTAACATCACCAAGTACAACATTAATTAACATTGTTTCGTAATTAATCGCATTTTTAATTGGTGATTTACCTGTTTTACCTAATGTTTGGTTAGATTCCAATAATTTATTATATTCAATTGTATAACCACTTAAAAGTGTTTTGGCCTTTTCCGCTTTTACTTGGTCTTTTAATATTTCTTCCTTTAAAGCGTAAACCAAAGTTTTATTATTTAAAACTATTGGTTTTGGATTTATGTAAGTATTATACCAAGAAGTTGTCGCCCCATAAATTTCATTATAATAGTTTTTTAAAGTTTCTTTATATGCTCTAATATCAGTTAATGGTTGAACATCTACTTTAGTGTAAGTATTAATAATGTTTTTTTCAAAATTTGTTAAACTATTCATCAATTCCGCAAATGTTAATTCCGGAAAATCAGGAGCAATTAATCCTTTTGCTTTATATTCACTATAAACTTCTCTAATTTTTTGATATCCTTTTTCACTAACAATTTGAGTCACGACATTATCTGTATTATTAGGAGATGAGTTGGAAATATCAAATCTAGTACTGTACATGTGTGGGGTCGCCAATAAACTACCCATAGATATTTCGTTTAAAATATTAAACTTATATCCAACAAATTCTAAAGTTATTTGATAATTCCCGCTAAAAGAATTAAATCTGGCATTAAATGTTTTTAAATTTAATTGGTATCTAATTGCCTTACCATAAAAACCTTTAAGGGTTAAATAAAAAGGACAATAAGGTAAATTAAAAAACGCGGCATAAGGTGAATTATCTCCTAACTGAAACAGAGCTCTTCCTTGTATATCTTCTAATTCAATTGATACTGTTGGAACAAAAGAAGTATTTGTTGTTACCCTAATACTTGTAATACCTAATAGTCCGTTATCTGTTGACGTATTACCAGGGTTATTGATAACAGCGGTTTGGTATGGTTTAGTTCCGTCATTTGGGGTTATAGTTTTTTCTCTTATTTGATTTTCTCCTGACCCAGTACTTGAATTTTTACCAGTTAACTCATCATAATAACTAGAAGTAAGTGATGTTCCTTTTGTTGGTTTTAAAAAATTAATTTTTGCAACAGAAATAGTTCTAATCCTATCTTCGGGACTTCCTCCAATTGATAGTTTGGTTCTTGGCACAACTTCGGCTTCAAGGTTGGCAAACATAACCAATTTTTCATGGTCAACCAATCTTTCCCTAATATTACCAAACGCATCAATAGTTTTATTTGGGTCGACAACAATAATATTATTATAATCAAATTCTACTAATACATTTCCGCTATTGTCCCCTGGTGTATTACCTGCCATAATAATAAAAATAATTGTCTAAAGCTGATTTATAATCTTGTAATGAAGGTAGTAGAGGATAAGGAATAATCAATACCGCACCATCATATATATTGTTTTCTAATCCACCAAATTGTGGATTTGCTTGTAATATTAACCAACCAAAATATGGTGAGTTATAATATTCTTGAGAAATAACATCTAATCTACTTCTAGCTACCTTATATATGTAAGCGTTATCTGTAGGTTTTTGTGGTATTTTTACAAAAGGCACAGTAGTTTGTTCTCCATTTATAAGAAAATCGCTATATCTATTCCAATATTGATAGGCCATTAATTAAAGTTTACTTTTGATATGAATAACGACGCACCATCAACGTCGTTCCATGTTTGATTATTTGTATTTTGGTTTTGTGTTGCTCCTAATGATTTTATTAGTTTAACTTGCCCATCACTTCCGGCACCTTCCGTTGTATAAGTAAAAATTCTTTTTTTACTTGGGAATGGTGTATATTTCAAAAAGGGTTCTAATTTTTCTTTTTCCATATATGAAATAAATCCTTCAGTTATTTTATTTTCTTCAATAAATAATGGTTTTGCTATTTTATCCCAATAAGCATCAAAAACTTCACTTAAATTATCTGCACCGTTTCCAATAATTCCAGCGTTACCAAGTATATTACCAATCATTGCAGTTTTAAAAGTTTCATATTTTTTTGCGTCAACAACATCATCAGAAATAATCATGTAAACCATTTTAAATGTTGTATTTTGAAATGTTGAAGTAGGACTTAAATTAATGTATGATTGATTTGTACTAAAAGGTACAAAAACTTTTTCGTTTCCAGGAAATTTATAAGGAGTATCTACCGGAAAAACTAAAGTACCTTTATAATTTATACCTGAAAATTGAAAATTAGTTTCATTGGAAACTATACCATTAAATTCTTTAATATTGTCACTAATTTTTGTGACATCAATTAAAAACTCCGATAATGTATCAGTTGAACCTTGTGAACTTGAATTAACCTCAGTTGTTGGAAACAATATAAACGACCTAACATTACCATTTTTTTGTTGTGAGCCGTCAGTTCCTGAAATAGTAGGAATAGATTTATAAAGGACTGTATTTGCTCTGGCCAGATATCCAATATAATTTTGCTGAGTACCAACAATAGTTTGAATAATAGTTGTTAACGCGTTTTGATATGACCCCTTTTTAGTATTAACAACATTAACATAATTTTCTTTAACTTGTTTAATTAATCTTGATGAGAAATTTTTAGAAGGGTTGCTTATAAATTGGATGAATGGGTCGTTGTCTGATGTAATTTCCTTAATTAAATCTGAGAATATTTCATCAATTCTTTTACCAAAATTATATGGTTTACCAAATAAATCAACCTTTTTCTCCGTATAGATACCATCCCCAGCACCAACAGTCATATCACCTTTAGTATAATTTCTTTCTAACATCCATTGTTGTCGTAGTGCATTATTATATTGAGTTGTCACTTCTTTATTTTTACTAACAACAGTATTAAAATAGTTTTGAGTTTCACCCACAAGCTTATCCATAAATGTTTGATAAGTAATATTACCCGTTTGTCCCGATTCACTAATATTATTTGTTATAATAGTACCAATAGTTGATTCATTACTTAATGCGTCATTAGGTTTAGCGTCATTAATTGTTGGTGGTGGAACGTTACTTAAAGCCGACGATTGTATAAATTCTTTGTCAATGACTTTATAACTTGAATCTGTTGAATCCGCTCTATCATCATAAATTTCAGTGTTAGCATAATAATTAAACGTTAAAGCATTTTGTAGTTTATCTACGGATTCTTTTAATCCGCTACCACCAACAAAATTAAATGCCATTGTTACTTTTGCAATCATAGGTTGAATACCAATACCTTCAGGATTAATGTCTAAATTTTCATATGCAAGACTTAAACTTGTTGGTATAATCTTAGTGTTATAAAAATCACCAACCCTTAATACTAGTACTGGTGGCGCCCCAAAAGCCGTATTGGTAGCATTATTATATTCTAAGATTGGTTTACCCCCTGAGTCATCACCTTTAACTACGGGTATTGTATCACCAGGTCTCATACATTGTTGTAAAAAAGTTAACCTTGTATTAAGACCTTCAGGTGTTGTTGAATGAAATGCCGGTTGAAAAAATTTTAATTTATCTTTAAGATTGTCATAAAGCATAGGGGTTTCTTCTTTCATAACTTCAAAATAATCACATTCAGATAGTAATGCTCTTAACACTCTTTTACTAATATTATCTTTTTGAACTGGAACATTTTCCACACTATTAACTTTTTCTTTTGTTGTTACAACATTACCGGTAACAACTGTTCTTGTTTCTCTTGGATTCTCAACAATTATTGGAGGGGCAGGTGGAGGAGCGGTTAGAGTTGAACTTATATCAGCAATAAATGCTCTCCTACAAGCCATAGCATTTGATGTAAAAACTGCGGTTGATGACATTGTGTCTCCGCCCGCCGCATTTAGATTTGTATCAGTACAGTTTACAGAATTTCCAGGTGAAAATGGTAAAGTGTATGGTGCAACATTGGTGCTTGAGACCATTGGGGTTGAACTTGTTACTTCACCACTTGCGGTTCCAGCGACCACCATTAATCTTTTTTGTGCAATATAATCTTTTGTTGCCGGATTTTCTTCAAAAAATTTAATAACTGAATTAATTCTTCTAACCGATAACTGAGCGTTATAACCAACAGTTGCAGGAGCGGAACAACTTGAATTAATTCTAATTGTTACTGTGCCAGCCTCACTATTTTTAATTTGTTCTGCAACATCAATCGCCATTTGTTTAGCAATTTCATAGTTTGGTGTTACCATTGTATCAAAAGTTTGGGTTAACTGAGCTCCGTTTGATTTGCTAGCATATAAATCTTTGTTTGTTGCACTTGTGTATCTATTGTATTCTTCGGTATAATTTGGTGAGGTATCTGGTTTAGGATAATCATTACCAAAATAAAATCCAATTTGATTATATTTGTTCATAAAATATTCGGTATTCCCAATAATTGGAGTACTAGCACTAGTTGCCCCACCACCATTACTACTAGCAATTGGACTCTCTACAGTAATTGTACTAACAACATATTCCATCTGTTCTTTTGTAATTTCTTTAGATGTAATTGATTGTTGCATTTGAAATAAATCATTTGGATTTATTGTTGCATATTTTTTAGCCAATTCATATAAATCGTATTTTCTACATCCGGCAAAGAATGAATCCAAGATACTATCAATTCTTGTTTTGTTGGTTTCATTGGCCATAACTTTATTAACAATAATGTTTAACACAGATGGGTGGTCGACAACAATATCCCAAGTTAAACTACCGGTTCTACTTGTATTTTTATAAGTATAAATTGGTTCAGGTCTTCCAATAAAATCATTTGATTGCCAACTTGCTTGGACTGACTCACTAAATACTAAATTATATGGTGGAAACCACATAACTCTACCTCCATTAGGCCCTCGTTCACATACCGCTAAGTCAGAAACCGCAAGACCTGGACTGTTTGATGTTGCCCACGCCAAGTTCTCTAATGAAAACATATATTTTTTAGCATAAGCGTTATTTAGTGAACCAATAATATTTGTTGAGTCTTTACCCCCTTCTTGTTTGTTAGGTGCAATGTTAAGATTATATGTCTTATCTAACACAGAATAAGAAAATCGTCTTCCTTCAGTTGTAATACCGTCTGTTTTTTGAAGGTCATTATACTGAAGGTATGGAGTATCTTTTGTAAATACTCTACAATATTCAGTTCCAACTTCTTGTCCAATTGCTCCAACATATGATAAAACTCTTGAACCTTTAGTCATTTCTTTATATCCATCATTGAATACTTTACTAACTTGGTCAATCGCATTACCAGCATGTTGTAATCTTTTACCACCTTGTGGTTGGCTATCAATAATTCTTTGTGTCTTATCAAGTATAGAACCTTCTTTAAAAGTCCTTTCAGTTGATTGGGTTGAATTATAAGATGATGGTTTAAAATCAGAATCTTGATTTGTTACTTCTCCACCAACACCAACATGTTTACCCGCATTATCTTTATATTTTGGTGACACCCAAGTAAATCCACCTTCAATACCTCCTCCATTACTATATGTTGGTCCGTTAGCGCCTAAACGAATTTCGTTACTTGGACCTTCATACAATTGAGCTAACTCAGATGGGCCATAAACAGGGTCTTGTTGTTCATTACCAAATGCATCATTTGGTAGTGCCCCTGATGGTGAAAATACTCTTGATGGGTCTGAAGATGTACTTCCAACATAAAAATTTGAAGTGTTTGTACTAGTTCCAACGAGTGCACCACCTAAAGTATCTAATAAACTCTTATCATAATTTGGTTTAAACTTATTAAAATTAAGGTTTTTCCATAAAATAGATTTTTGACCTGCACCTGTATTGTTGTAAAATATTTGAGTTCCTGTTTTATTTGCACCTAATAAGTTACTAACAAAATTACCTACCGCAGCAATTGGATTTGCTAACAAAGATTGTGCTATTGTTGTTGGTTGCGGTGGATTTATACTAGTGTCAAAATAAGAACCCGGTATTATTGAAAATGGTGCGGTAACTCCACCAAGACTAACGGCAAAATTTGCGGCAACCGCTAATGGATTTGACGATACGGTAATTGTATAGTTTGGTTCTATTAAGGGTATTTGACCACTTAAGATATTAACAAGGTTACTACCACTATTAATATTTAATATGTTAGCATGTCCAAGAGTTTGTCTTAATAGTTCTCGACCAATACGGTCTTCAAATTCTTTTTTTAAAGTTTTTGCCCCTAATCTAGCAATAAATGAGTCATCACTCAATAAACCATTACTACCTTGTGGGTCATTATCTAATAAGATTGAGAGTGGTCGATAGGACGAAGGAACAAATTTAAAATAAGGTTGTCCATTTGATTGTCTTTGGTCAGGTAAAAAAGTGTTTAAGGCTGTTATTGCCTCTCCAGCGTCAAAATTATTATTACTTGAGTACCCATTTAACGGTCTCCATATTTGAGTTGCGGCAAATCCGGAATCAACAATATGAGCATCTTGTTGTCCTGGCCCATATTCTCCTTGATTTGAAAGGGTATTTAAATTTCCACTAACATCGGGAGCTTGGTGATATCCTCCTTCAGCCCCCCACTTGTTAAGTGGATAACTTGAATTGGCAAAATATGGGGTATCAATTAAATAATCGGGACTATCAACAACAGAATAATTTGATTGAATAACCTCAAAATTAATAGGTGGGGTGGCAGGACTAGGTGATTTAGCATATGGAGCTAAATTTCTAGGAATTAATTTTTGTCTAAATCCTTCACTATTTACAAAATCTAACGGGCTACCCATCAATATCTTTATTATATAAATAGGTTAGTTTGTATTTTTTAATTGTTAATTAAATGTTTTCTGATTAGTATGATAAAACCCCAGACCCTTTATTTTCCGAAGAATTTTGTTTTGTAAGGTTAACAACATATTGTTTAAATTTATCGTTATTGAATATATCATTTAATTGTTGTTGAGTTAAAGTTGTTCCTGGTGGTGTTTGAATTGTGATTTTAAATTCTCCAAAATCAACTTTACTATTGGTATTTAAATTTTGACTACTTGAACCTTTATTGTTTAAATTTTCCTTAATTGGGTTTGTTTTTTTTCCTACAACATCTGATAGACCTAATACTTGTACATCCTTGTTATCTTCTTTTATTTTTGTTTCAGTTTTTTTTGATTCACTTAGTGGAGACCCTGTTGCGGTTAAAATCTCAGAAGCAAACTTTTTAAATTCTTTTTCAATACCACTGCTACCTGTTACTTTTTTATTTGCATCAGAAAGAATATTTTTAAACGCTTCAATTCCTTTTTCACCTAAACTATTTGCATCATTTACTATAGTACTTTGGAGGGTTTCTAATTGTTTTGCAAATTCATCGTTAGTTAGTTTACCTGCGTCTTTTGCAACAAATAACCCACTCATTTTATCTACCGCTTTATTAATTTTGTCAGTTATTTCCGCACTTTCAGGAACATTTTTATCGACAGAATTTGTAAGGGCATTTGTTATTCTTTCCGCTCCAACAATATTACCTCGTATAACGGATGCACCGGCAACACCATAAGTTCCTTTGGCGGCAGCTCCTTCAACTGCAAACTGAATATTTTTTAATACATCCAACTGACTTATTTGAATTTCTTCTAAGGTCTTAGGTTTTTCATCTTGTTGTTTTCTTAAAGCTTTAAGTTCTTCATTTGTAATTTCACTTAACTTAATTTTATCAACTTCCCCCGTCTTATCATTTTTAAGTTGTACAATGTATTCTCCACCCTCTCCCATTGTTGCCATATTTGCCAACAATTCTTTATCTTCAGGTTTGTCAAAATTTAACGCTGGATTAATGAACGAAAGTCTTTTATCTAAATCTACAGCAGCTAAAGCACTTTTTGCTAAATTATCATAAGAAATTCCAGTTTCTGTTGCCATTTCCCTCAAAGTTAACATTCCTTGTGGGTTTATTTTAAATGATTTTGTTTTTTCATCAAATTGAACAAACTGTTTTGTTGCCTTAATTAAACTATCTTGTAATGCTCCTGGGTCATTGATTGCATCATTCATTAATGCAAATGGGTCACCTAATTGACCAACAGCAAGACCTAACCTTTGGAGTCCTGCCGCCATATTAATTGCCTGTTCAGGGTTCATTACTTTTTCTGCAAAACTAAAGGTCTCTGACATATCAAACCGTAACATTGACGCTTGTGCCGCCATTTTAGCCAACCCAACAACACCATCTGCAAAATTGTATTTATTCATGTTCTTCATGTTAGTATTAACATCGCCCATAACATCTTTCGCATTTAAACCAAGACTTTGAATATATTGAATAGAACCTTCTAAATTAACACCAATTTGAGAAGTTTCATACCCAACTTCCGCAAAATTATTAACTAAAGTCTCTGAACTAGTTCCTAATACACTAGATGCTGCAAATAATTTTTTAACTTGTTCTTCAGTCGCAATAACATTTCGTTTTGACCCTGCGGCAATATTTTGCATAGTTGTACCAACATCAGTTATTGAACCACCTAAACGAATAACTCCTGCAGCAGATTTTGAAACGGCATCGGCCATTTCATCCATTCTGGTTCTACCTTCTAAAAATGCGTGATTAAGCGTATTGGCCTCATCATACATGCTGCCTATAGCGTCAATAATTTTGTCAATTGGAGACTTTAAACTTTCAATACTGTTTTTAAGGTCATCTACAGAACCTTTGCCATCTCCTGCTGCCATCTATTTTTTTTGTTATATTTTTTTTTAGTTTACGTGTGAACTGACAAACCAACAAAGATTGGTTTACTTCTTAAATATAAATAGATTAAAAATTTTTTTTTAAGTTTTTTGGTTATCTTCTATCCACTTATCTAGTAAGTATTTTCTTACAAACAAGGGCATTCTTTCAAAATCTTGATAAGAAATCTTCATTAGTGTTGTTAAATAATAAAATTCGTCGATTTGAACTTTTCTATAATCAGAAGAAAGGGAGAAAAAAGTCAACCCCAAAACCAACATTCACTGTTAGCTTTTCTCCTGACGGGGCTATAATTGTTTTAGTCATATCTAATCTTGGTTCATTTTCATTCATAAATTTTCTTATGAACTTTGAGTCTGAAATTGGCATCGACTCAACAAACTTTGCAATTGATGCTTTATCGGTTGACCCGTCAACTTCAATAATTTCTTTTTGCATTCTCCAAGTTACCTTTGGAACAACCCTACCTTGAGGGTATGTTTCTGCTAATTTACCAATCTCAATAATTTCACCGTAACTTAATGGTTTAAGTTTAATTGTAGATTGTGATTTTGGTAAAAGAGTTGTAAATGAACCATCCTCATTTGGTTGTTGACCATTAATAATATTTAATTGGTCTAATAATACGTTTGATTTAAATGGTTTTTTAGTTACAGGGTCAGTAACATTTAATGTTATTTCAGGTCCAAATCCTGTATTTCTTAAAAATATTAGGATTGCTTCAACATCACCTTCAAGTAATTCCTCAACTTTAATATCAGGTTCGTAAATTTTTGCTCGTAATAAAGTCATCGTTAAATCATTTGCACCACCCATTAAAATGTTTTCATCTGAGGCGGTAAGATAACCAACTTTAATTGATTTTTTTTTATTTTTATAAAAAATTCCTTGTGAAGGTAATTGTACCACATCATGTGGTAATGTGAAGTTTTCTTGACCGTAGTCCATTGATTGAGTATCCATATAAAAAATTAACCGTAAAGTTTATTGTCTTTACGGTTAAATATAATTAGATTTTTTTAATTATAAACATAATTCTTATTTAATTATGATTTATAGTAAATGAATAGAAGTATTGTATTATTAATAAACCAACACACATCTATCCATTCTTAAAGAAGCTGTAATTTCGGCTAAAGCATCTTGACTATAAGATAAGGCTCCAAAATTTACATCAGTTAAGAATGTCCCGTAAAGAATCCATTTTTCAACAACAACTCCTGTTGGGTCCAACATTTCAAGGTCAATGTCTTTTTTGTATCCCGCAGCATAACCCATACGACCTGTCACGGATTCAGCGTGTAAACGAACCCACTCCATAAGTGCTTGAGCGGCTGATGGACCAATAGGGTCACGAAACTTAACACTAATTGGGTCCCAATTAAATCTACCCGCAACAAATGTTGATGTGTTTAAGAATTGTATTTCAGTTGCTCCAATTTTAATTGATGGTCTTGAAGCACTTTCAACAAACCATTCGTTAATACCTAAACTTGATGGAAACCTTAAAATAAAACGATTTTGTCGTTTTGGTTCATAAGGTATCGGCATTTTCATTAATAAATCAGCCATGTTATTTTATTTTTTTTGTTTTAGTTGTTTATATTCTATATGTATAAATATATCCTTGTTAAAATTTTTTTCTATTTACTTTTATTTTATCAAAATTATAATCTAGTTATATTTATTTTTAATGCCACTAGCAGTAGAATAAGTCTTAATTATGTTATTTGGTTTATTTATAAAATGTTTATTCATTACTTCTACATTTTTAATGTCGTCATCTGAAAATCCAATAGTTGGTTGCTCTGGTATAAAGTTATTTGATATATCGTTTTTAATAAACGCTCTTTTATTTAACTTATTAGCCATTTTTCTAATGTAGGAAACAAATTTTTCCATATCACGAACTTTAGCCTCTTCAGGATTAACCGCACCTGACTCATCACCAAAAGACACTGGATAGTACTTATTTAGGTTCAAATACGACTTAATTAATTCATCATCACTTATATCATTTTCACCGACAAACGTCCTATATTTTTTAAGGTTTTTAACTAGTTGATTTTTATCAATCCCATTAAATCCGTTGATAATATAATTATAAACAGCTTGTTTTAAAATATTTGGGTTATGACCTCTTGCAGTAATTATTGAAAAAATTGAACCATTATTAATTGCCTCTTTAAAATCATCGAAAGCTGGTCCAACATTTGCCATCATAGCGTCAACTAAAAAATCTTTATCACCTTCGGTTCGAAAATTTTTAAATGGATTTTTACCAAACCCAACAATAATTTCTCCATTATATTTAAAATTTTTTTTCCCAATTTTCTCCCTATGTTTTGCAAAATCATTAGTATTCATACCAATTTCGTCTCCGTCTTCAGTTTTTACTATTATTTTGGTTGGCATGTGGACAATATTGTCATCCCAATCAAACGCGTAATATTTCATGTCTGGAGTTCCTTCTTCTTTAAATCCTTCTCTAAGTTGTCCTTTCATAATTAGATAATACGGGGCAGTTATATACCCCGTTAATTTTGTTAAATATTTTCAAATGAAGCCCCTGTTGGTGTAATTAAGAATTCAATATCTATAAATTCTAACGCCCTTGTAGGTTTTAAATAAATTTTACCTGTTAATGTGTTTCTGTCTAAATCTTCAGGTGAAGATGAAACTGTTACACGGAAATCATATAAACCTCTATCTCTTCTAATTGAATCCAAAATAGGATTAACACTATCCAAGAATTGTTGTCTAACAACTTGGTCGTTTTGTTCAAATAATAATCTTACAGCTACTGCGGAAATTAACTTACGAGCTTGAAGTAACAATCTTCTTACATTCAATCTATTAAGTGCTGAGTCAGCAATTTGTAATGTTTTATTACCCCAAATTACAGTTCCAACATCAGAGAAAGTTGCAATAGGATTTATTCTACCTTGATATAGTACATCTCTGTCGGTTTGTGTAAGTTTTTGTCTCGCCTTAATAGAGTTTACAAGTCCTCTAGTGTAACCCGCAGATGCAAACCAAGGGAATGAAATGTTATCGGTTAAAGCTAAGTTTCTACAAACCTCACCAGTTGGAGGTAAATAAATTTGTGTGTTATTAACAGTATCCCTTGTTAAAATCCAAGGGAAATAAGTTGCAGTATAGTTAGAGTCAATCCCTGTATTATTTAAATTGTCAACTGATTCTTGAGGATAAATAATATCCAAAGAATTTGTTCCGTCTGGAGTATACATTCTATAATCAGGTGTTGTACAAATATAAACCGAATCCGCTCTTGAAAATTGAATCATGTCTATCGCTTCCTCAACAAGGTTTGAGTTATTTACGTAGTCAATACTTGCACTTGCGAATATATTAATGTTAGTTGATTCTGGATTTGCAAATGATAAAATACCAAGTAGATATGCGTAGTAGTCTGTATTTGCAAAATCTTGAGTATTGTTCTGAACCACAATTCTTTTAAACAATCCATCACCTGTTGCATTTGGATATCTTGATGAAGGTGCAGTACCCGCCAAATAACCCGAAGCTCCTAATTGAAATCTATCTTCGTTAGTTCTCCACTCTCTATAAATGTCCCAACCATCAAAACCACCAGCAAAACATAGTGTATATTTTCTTGAATATATGAAATAATACGGATTTTCTTGTGTTTCTGGGTCACTTCTAAATTCAGCAGTACCACATTCAAAAGCTGTTTGACCACTTGTCATTGATGTGTTAGCAATTGATACAACAGTTGCTCCTGAGTCCATATGGAAACCTTTACTAGTGTAATTCCATTTAAATGAGTCAGTTGCTAAAGCCCAATTTGATTGAGGGTTTTGTTTTCCTTTATAAGTTAAAAATGACTCATCAATTCCATACTGTGTTGAGAATCCTAAATATGTTCTTCTTATAACATCTCCAGGAGATTCAACAGTATTTGAGCCACCAATAGGTGTTCCAAATGGTGGGTTAGCAATAACTTCTCCAGGGTAATCATATTTTATTTTATATTTTGGATATGGTGATGGGTAAACCGAAGCGTCTTCATATTCTCTTTGTGTATAACCACGGAAACCACAAGGTAGTGAGTCAATTGGGTATTCATCTGCCATTTCAACCATAACATATCTTGAAATTAACGCAAATTCACCATTAGATGAACCTATTTTTTTTCCGACAAAGTTATTTGATGCTGGGTCCATAACACAATTTGTGAATTTTTCAATTACAACTGGATTTGAGTCAGAGTCATAAAAATTTCTAATAAAAACATCAAACGACATATTATTATATGATAAGTTAGCGATTGAAATTTTAACTTCAGTATTTGCATCATTTCCATCGGAAATTGATATAAATTTAAATAAATTATAAACTTGGTTACCTCTTAATTCAGAAACCAAATAAGGTGTTTCAGGTGATTGGTATTTTTCTAAATTCCAAGCAATTGATTGACTTGATTGACTTCTTGCGTCAGGTAGAGCAATTAAATCACAATTTAATCCACGGATATAATTTTGACTATAAGCATAATTCAAACTTCCCTGATAAAGTTCTTCAACATAAATAGGAACCGCGTATCTTGATTTACCAAAATTATCAACACCTAATACTTTTGTAATATATTTTGACGAAGATGCACTTAATGACGTTTCAAATGAAAATGTTTTATTATCATTTGTTAAACCCGATAATAAAAAAGATGAATAAGGTGATTCTGTAATACCTGAATATTGTCCAGTACAAACTATTTGTAAATTATTTGGAACCCAAGTATTATTATTGTTGTAATCAATACCAACCTCATAAACTGGACCATGGTCATTACTTCCGGCACTATTAACATAATTACAAATACCTCGTGAACGAATAGTACCAACAACCATATTATTGAAGTCAGTGTACGCCATACCTGTAAAATTAACGGAAGCTCCAGAAATAGTGACAGTAAAATTAGAGTCCACAGTATTAGTAACATTAGTAATAAAATAATAAAAAGAATAACCCGAATAATTGTTTCCTGAAGAAATATTAAAATTAGCATAAAGCCAAGGGTCGTTTGACGACGCAGATAAATCATTTTCTTCTAAGATAGGTACACAATCATATGGAGTTATTACATTAGGTCTTCCATATGTAAGATAATAATTGTCATCATAAAGTATTGAACCATATATAACTGATGTTGTTGCAGAAAGTGATGTCGTATTTACAATCTCACTTAAATAATTGTTAAAGTCGGTTTGTATTGTAGATGTTGAACCGTCTTGTAATTTATATTGTTTATTTAATTGAACTTGGTTTGGTAATGACCCACTTGCAATTCCAAATGTACCTCCCGATGAGGTACCAGTAAACGTTGCGGTAAAAGCCACGGGATTTGATGGTGCAGAAATAGTTGTTGGGTCAACATTAGCAACTAATGAAAGACTCCAAGATGGTCCTGCGTCATATCCAGACAATCCTAAAATTCTTGTTACAAACAATTGATTTGATTGTTGTAAATATGATTTGGCAATATACGCCGCCTCATATTTTGGTATCTGAGTACCATAAAATTTAACGGGCTCTGAACCACCAAAATATGATTGGAATTCGTCAAAATTCGTTATGAATACTGGTTCAAATGCTGGACCTTTTAAAGTTTCTCCAACAAGGCCTAAAGTTGTTACCCCCACACTTTGGGCGATAAATGATAAGTCGGTTTCCGATGTGTACACTCCAGGTGATACAAATACTTTTTGATTTGCTTGTGCTGCCATTATTAAATTATTCTGTTACAGATTTATTTTATTGATAAATATTAGAGTTTTTATGAAAAAACTTTACTTTTAAATAAGTATTTATAAAGAGTATGAATAAATACTGCTTTTTTTCTACCTATGAATCCAAAAAAAGAAATAAAAAACATCAAAATATCTCCTGAATCACACGATATTTTAAAAAAATATTGTGATAAACGGGGAATAAAAATTTACAAATTTTTAGAAAATTTAATTGTAGAAAAATGTAAAGAAAAGAAAGACATTTATGGGGAAAATTAAATTAATTTATTTTCATATAGTATGTTTGATTCTTCAGTATTGTCATTTTTTGTGACTTCTATAGTTAAAATATCGTTTGTTGTAATCTCAATTTTTTGAAGGTCGCTTCCATAATAATCATTATTAATATATACATCAAAAGTATCAACATTACTTGTTGAAAGTAAATTCATATTTGAGCTAAATTCAATTACATCTGTTAAACTTGTATTGCCTGAAACAAATAAAAACGGAGTTTCAAAATTATCAGGATTTTTAGGATATTTGTCTATTCTTTTTTTTCTTGGTGCTGTGTTCATTTCAATTAATTGAGTCACTCTTTGAATTGCCGGTTTTACTTCAAATTCTTCTTCATCTATCAAATAACCCAACATAGTAAACTCATAATTTTGAACGTAATATTTTCTAGATTCCATACTTAATTGAGATTCGTCGGAAATGTTGGCTAATATAATTGGTATGTATTGACCTTTAATGAAGGTATAAGCTTGTTTTGATGAAAATGTTTGCATCACAATCTTATTAAGTTGATTTAACTCTCTCATTCTATTACAAATAATTTTTACATTATATGTAATATCAACAGGAACTGGTTGTGGAATAGTATAAATATCCATTCCTTGTTCGTTTCCATTCCAAGTTGGTACCGACGCGTAATAAAATTGTTTTCTGTTTGGTATTGTATATTGAAGTGATGGATTTGTACCATACTTAACTTCAGGAGTCCTAACGACAGTAATGAATGGGGGTGTTGGATTATAGTCAATATCCACAAATTTCCAAGTTTCTAAATATTGTGACCAATTTTGAGTTGTGATTATAATATCTAATAATGGAACTATTTTACCTGAGGTAACAACTTTAAGTTTGTCTTTAACAAATTCAAGCATACCCTTATCCAAATCCGCATGTAATACTGATTTGGGTAAATAAGTTCCATCATCTTTAATATATTCTAAAAGTTGTTCTCTCCTTTCAGATAAAATTTTTTTTGGTACTAAAGGTAATGTTGGTTTAACTATTGTTCTTGGTAGTGGCATGTTATTATTTTATTATAATCCGTTAAATTCGTCAGGACTTACATATGTTGCAACAATCGTTCTATAGAATGGTTTATATCCACCGTAAGTGTGTTTAGTGTCAGACACAACATATCCGTCATCACTAATGGAATAGTATCTGACTTTAGATTCAGTCTCATAATATCCAAGGTAATCCCCCATAAAAATCTCAACACCTAAATCATCAAGTTGTTTTTGATAAATTGAGAACTTTAAATTTCCAGGTTCTTGTATTTCAACTTTAGAACTACCGTATAACTTATTAGTTGGTGCCATAACTTGAACTAAACCTTTTAATTCAATAGGGGCCATAAATTGTATCCCATCTTCTAAAACTTCACCGTAAACATCGTCTTTTTTTGTTTTATACCTATCAATACGATACAACACAACGGTAAAATTCATATCACCCTCAAGCCATTCTTGTCCCATATCAATATCAAGGTCAAAATCTTCATTACCAAAAAATTTGCCTAATCTTGTAACTGGAACTAACTTTTCTAATGTCCGTTTCATATATTGATAAATACTTAAAGTTTTATTATATTTTAAATAAGTTTATTAATATTAAATGAGTAACGTTAGTTTAGAATCAAAGGCAATGTCCATTCTTGAGTCATATGAGGGTGGCAATAACTATATCTTGGAATTAAAACGTAAATCACAGGTTAATAGAAAATTTTATCCAACAAGGAGCCAATCAGAATACATTATCAATTTTCACAATAAACAACCAAAAGTTGCAAAGAAATGGGTAATCCTTGACACATACTTTGCTCAAAAATTAGCCGACGACAAATTATATACCGAAATCCCCCAAAAAGTTTGGGTTGAGAAGTTATTAGCTGATAAAGAAAAAGCTTACCACATTTGGGGTAAAGTTTTTGAAAATGAAGAACTACACGATTTTTGGTTGCCAAAAGTGGCAATCATCAAAGACAATTCAGTTAAAGATGTTGTAATTGATTATTCAAAATATTCTCATCGTCCACCACTTGAACATCAAAAAGAAGCAATTCAAAAATTAGTTGAGAATAAAAAGTTTATCCTTGCCGATGATATGGGTCTTGGTAAAACAACATCAACAATTATCGCCGCGTTAGAATCAAATTCAAAAAAAGTTTTAATTATTTGTCCAGCAACATTAAAAATTAATTGGAAACGTGAGATTGAAAATTACTCAGACAAATCAATCTATATTGCTGAAAGTAAAAATTTCAGTACCGAAGCTGATTTTGTAATTATAAACTACGACATAATTAAAAATTTTCATGACCCTAAAAAGAAAAACGAATCTCAAGTCCTTGCATCCAACTTTGATTTAGTTATTATTGATGAGGCTCATTATATTAAGAATGGTACGGCGCAGAGGACGAAACTAATCAATGATATTGTTAAAAATACCGAAAGACTTTGGTTGTTGACAGGTACACCAATGACATCACGACCAATCGATTATTTTAATTTATTAAGTATAATTGATTCTCCTGTTGCAAAGAATTGGATGGCATACGCTATCCGTTATTGTTCTGGATACCAATTTAATGTTGGGGGAAGAAAGATTTGGAATGTAACAGGGGCGTCAAACTTGGAAGAGTTAAGAGACCGAACCTTAGGTTTAACATTAAGAAGATTAAAAGAAAATGTTCTTGATTTACCCGATAAGATTATCACACCTGTTTACCTAAGATTAAAATCAAAATTATATGAAAATGTTATGGGAGAATACTATGATTGGTATGACAAGAACCCTGACGAATCCAAATCATTAACCGTTCAATTTTCAAAGTTAACAAAAATTAGACAAATTATTGCCGATGAAAAAATTGAACAAACTATTGAACTAGCGGAAAATATTCTTGAACAAGATAAGAAAGTAATCATTTTCTGTAATTTCACCGATTCGTTAAATAAAATTGCAGAACATTTTGGTAAAGCCGCGGTTAAACTTGATGGTTCTATGTCAAAACCCAACAGACAAAACTCCGTTGACCAATTCCAAGATAACCCCAAGATTAAAGTCTTTGTAGGTAATATTAAAGCTGCTGGTGTCGGTATAACATTAACTGCTGCTGAAGCTGTTATTATGAATGACTTATCATTCCTTCCATCAGACCACGCCCAAGCTGAAGACCGAGCTTATCGTTACGGTCAAAAAAATAACGTTTTGGTTTATTATCCAATATTCGAAAATACAATCGAAGGTATCATCTACGATATCCTAAACAACAAAAAACAAGTCATTGCAACTGTAATGGGAGACAACCAACATCCAGCAGATGCTGCAGAAGAAATCCTACAAAGAATTAATGAATTGAGATATTAACAAAGAACGGATTATTTATATATAACGGATAATCCAATACTATGAAAAAAACAGAAGAGAAAATCCAACAATTAGAGTTACAGATACTTGAAAATCACGTAACAAAAGAAAAAGAATTGTTGATTACAGAAATGAAAAAAATCGGAATAGAGAAACTACCTTATTCCTACTCAGCCCTTAAACAGTTTATTGACCCCGAAACCATGAGTTTCCATTACAATAAACATTACAAAGGGTATGTTGATAAACTAAACGACGCATTATCAAAGAAAAAATACGGAGATTTAGATTTAGAAAAAATAATTAAAACAATCAGTCGTTTTGATAAAACAATTCGAAACAACGCAGGTGGAGCATTTAACCACGCATTGTTTTGGAATATGTTAACTCCCGAACCAAAAAAACTAACTGGTGAACTTTATACAAAAATCACCAAACAGTGGGGAACATTCACAAACTTTAAAAAAGAATTTGAAAAACAAGCCAAAGACCGTTTTGGTTCAGGTTGGGCGTGGTTAATTCTAACCTCTAATAACACTTTAAAGATTATGTCAACTCCAAACCAAGATAATCCATTAATGAATGTGATTGAAGGTGGTGGGTTTCCATTGTTGGGGTTAGATTTATGGGAACACGCTTATTATTTGAAGTACCGAAATAAAAGAGACGAATACATAACAAACTTTTGGAAAGTTGTTAATTGGGAATTTGTAACTAAAATGTACGAAATGAGAGTTGAAACCAAAATAACAGAATCTACCAAAATGAAACAAATATTAAGTGAAGGTAAATCTGAAATGTGTTCAAAATCTGATAACGAATTTTACAGAATGTTATTCAACGTAAATCAAGATATTAAATGGACTTACATGAATGGTATCAATAGAATCCTCAAAGAAGTTTTTAATGAAAATTATATTGAAATTCCTCCAAATAATCAATTACCGGGTATTTATGATATTGAGGGACCTGGTAGGTCAGTAATTAATAAACTCAACACAAATTACACGGCATTTTGTATTTTATTAAAAGATTTAAATCAAGTTATTACAACTATACCAAATAAAAAACCAATTGTTTTTACCGATAAAACTCCTGCAGAACAGAAAAAAGAAGTTGAGAGATTTGTAAATGCATTAGGATATTTTAAATATAGAATATTTGATAAACAAAGTTCAACATTTATTAATTTATTAAGAACCTTAACAGAAAAAAATAATGCAGGTGATAAAAGAGAACAAATTACGTTATCAATCCTTAAAAGATTTTTTGGTCAAAAAGCAAAAGTTGAGTTGGTTGGTGAGTTAGGAAACAAAAAAGATGCAATTCAAGGTGTTGATTTAGAAATATTTAAAGATGGTAAGTTACACACCGCACAAGTTAAACCATTTAGAGAAATGAAAAAAACTGAAAGTGGAATTGAATTGGAGGGTACCGCAAGTGTTAAATTATATAAAACGGATTGGATGGTTTTTCAACGAGGAAAGAATGTTTTAGTGTTTGATAAAAAACCAAAAATTGTTGGTGGTAATTTTGTTTTTCCACTTGATTCACTTTTATATAGTATATAATAAACTAAACGATATTTATTAGATATGTCAGTTATACCAGAACCAGAAAGGTCAAAAATTTATACGAGAATAAAACATCTATTGGGTGCACCATTAAGAAGTGTTGAAGTCACTGATGAAATGATGGATTCGTTAATGGAATTATCCATTCAAGATTACGAACAGTATATCTTGAATTGGTTAATTGATAGTCAATGGGTTAACTTGGTTAATCTTAATATGAGTGAAAAATCTGTTGCTCAAGCGTTAATCACAAGAACAATGGATTTTGAAAAACAATTCTCATATTCATACTCAAAAATTGTGGGTCTTCAAGCTGAAGGTCCTTGGGTATTAAAAAAAGATTATATTGTTCTTGAAAAAAACAAACAAAACTACGAAATCCCTGCAGGTCGTGAAATAAATGAAGTACTATGGTTTAGTAATCGACCTATTACCGCATTTGGTATGGGAGGTATTGGTGCTGGAGCAGGTCTTGGTGCAAATGAATCTGGTTTTGCCCAAGTGGGTAATCAGGGTTCTTATTATATGATGTCAGGGTTTGATTACTTGATAAGAATGCAAGAAGCGAATATTATAAAAAGAATCCTTGGTGGTTCTTTAACTTATAGAATTACTGCATTACCTGATGGTAAAAAAGATTTACAATTATACAATGCACCTGGTAGTCGATTTAATTGGAGTAATTATAGTCAATACGTTGGTAATGCTGTTTGGTATTGGTACTACGATGTAACACCTGATAGTAGAGCAGATTGTTTAAAAAATAATCCTGACGTAATTAAAATGCCAAACGAAGTTCCTTTAGAAGAAATGAATTGGGTTGACTTAAATGTTCCCGCACAACAATGGGTAAGAAGATGGTTCACCGCATATGTTAAAGAAACGTTAGGTCGAGTTAGAGGAAAATACAGTGGAAATTTAAAGGCTCCTGATTCAGAATTAACAATGGACTACACAAGTTTATTAACTGAAGGTAAAGACGAAAAGACAAAGTTGATTGAAGAATTGACAGGGGCTGAAGGTTGGTTAACAAGATTACGTCCTGAAAAAGTAATGGAAAAAGAAGCGTTACTCGCAGAAAATCTAAATAAACAAATGAAATTCAGAGCAATGCCTCGTCAAATATATGTAATTTAAATTATGGCAATTATTAAAACAATACCGTCAACAAGATTGATTAATGGTGAAGTTATTGAAACATCTGAAATTTCAATAGTATCTGAAAAAGAATACAGAACAAATGGTGAAGAGTGTGTTATTGTTAGAAATGTACAAGAGTCAACAATCATATTAGATTCAAAAACAACAGACCATGTAGTTATAAAATCTATGACTTATTTAAAAATTAAACCAGATATTGGTAAAATTGATGAAGAGTATGATGAAGTAATTGCAGATAGATACTCATGTATTGAATTTAGATTTTGTGTTGGTAACTGGTATATTTTATCCAGTGATGGTCTCAAGAATTCCTAATTTTTCTTTCCAATCCTCTTCGGCAAAATCATAGATATAATCACAACTTAAACCTCTTCTTTCCCAATAATTTAATTCTTGTTCTGTTATATCAAGTACGTCTTCTTGTAATCTATCTTGGTCACCATTACCTAATGGATGTCCATTGATAAGTTCACATTGTGACTTTGTAAAAATACCCCTATTTTCAGGGTCATTAACAATTAAGTTATTTCTAACCTCGTCTTGAAATACAACCATCAATGGTTCCATTCTTTTGTTAAATGTAGTAATTGCTCTTGGTATATTATAATCACCTGTTAAATTAGGGTCATTTTCCAAAATGTCTTTGTGTAACATATAACAATTGATTTGAACTCCGTCACCTTTTTTCTGAACATCACCATGTGAAGCTCTTAATCCATTATTCACATACATAATAACATCACCAAGATTTACCGCAAGATTTTCTTGTATTGCAAGTTCCATGTGAGCCATTCGACTCATACTATTACCTGATTTAGTTTTAGTTGTTAATCTTTTCTTATAGTCATCTACAGATAGTTTAACTTTTGCTCGTTGAGCAATCTTACTTAACGGTATTTGTTTGTCAAAAATCTTTTGTAGGTATTCATAATAATATTCAACAAATGCTTGACCATTACCTTCCAATAACATCTTTATCCCTTTATCTAAAAACTCCTCAATATATAATGGAAGTTTCTTTGACTTGATACTATTACCTGTCAATTTAATTTTACCTTTGGCATCCATAACTGCATAGTTCTTACGAGCCAAGTTAATACACGAAGGCCAAACACCATCCGTATCAAGTGCCATTTCACCTCTCATGAAGATATCATTATACTCTGCAACATCAGCTTCAGGGCCATAATATTCTTTACCCAATACAACTTTCCAATTTAATCCACGACCAACATAAACTCTGTCTTTTGCGTCATCAGGAGTTGAAAAGTTAACACCGTCAGTATCCATTACCAAAGGAACATAACCTTTAGTCATAAAGAACTTAATCATCTGACGAAGGTATTGTCTACCTGTACAAGTAATCTGTTCTCCCATGTACATATCTCCCCAAGCAAACACTTGTGGCGCTGACAACGCCCCAAACATCGAGTTAATGAAAATCTTAATTGGTAATTGTTTATTACCATATGATTCTGACTTATTACGGTCGGTTTCGTAGTATTCTTCAGCAAGTTGTTTGTATTTGATACGAGTGTCACGAAAGTATTTTAACATTCCTTTCATTGCCCCCGTTACATCACACTTAGGGAATACATCGTGTACTAACTGAATAGATGGATATAACGAAGAAAAATCTAGTTTAAGTACATTCTTACTATAACCAACCTTAAGTAGTCGTGAGAGACCTCCTACGAAGTCTGTCTTACCTTGTTTGGCGGGGATTGCAAGTCCATGTTTGTAAGACCAAGCTAACATTAACATTTTCCATAGAGTTGCGGTACCCATTGTAGATACTCTCTCGTATGTTGTTGGAATCATCGCTGCAAGTAGGAACGACCCCTGATTAAACTCTTGGTCAACCTTTAAGGTTTCATCTAAGTCATCATCAAGATACATCTCTACAATCTTATCACCTGTAATCTTTTTGTATACGTTAGGAAACTTTGTGTCTAAATCATTATATGCAGGATTGTTGGACTTTTTGTAATTACCATTCTGTGTGTTTAACCAATATTCCTCTTTGTTAAGGAACATCTTACCGATATTATCGTGGTCAATATACACACGACTCGGTGACTCAGCATTGATATATTTGGTAATGTATTTTAATCCAGCGGCTTTAATACTAGAATTGATTGCCTGAGCTCTACGAACTGCGTGGATAATATCAATGACATTATAACCCCATATAGAAGTTTGAGTAAATATTTCCACGTCATTTGCAAGTTTTAACATTCCGTCTTTTCTTGTGAATGAATGTTTGGGGTGCAATGATTTACAAATCTTTTTTGGGTCAAGACCCAAGATTTTACAACGTTCAAAAATCCAATGCCAGTCAAAGTTTGCAGAATTATATCCACCAATAATACTTGGTTTTAACTCGTCGATAATATTAAAGAATTCGATGATTGCTCCTCGCTCTTCAGATTCATCAATACATTCAATAACTTTGTGGTATCCTTTATTTGTTTTAATTCCAATCATAAAAATACGACCGTGTTGTGGTTCAAGAGAGGTTGTCTCTAAGTCATATACAAGTCGGGTGACTTCATTATAATTTTCAAAACCTTTAAATAATCGTTTTTCTTTTGAAATAAGATATTGTTCTACAGGGGGTAAAACAATGATTTTATCTTTTGTCTTTTCTCCCCACGGGTCACATCCACCTTCTCTAAAGAATTGGATTAGTTCACGATAACCTTTAAGAGATTTAACCATAAAAGTCATACCCTTTTCTAATCGTTCATCACCATGAGTTTCTAATTTATCAATCATAATCCCATGTTTGGTCATGGCAACTTTTTGGGCGGATTTAGAACCACCGTAAAAGTTAATATTTCGTAAATCACCAACCCAAGCAAATGGGGTAAATGTGTCTTTACGTATTTCTTTTCCTTTGCCAGGAATTTCTTTTATTTTGTAAATGGAGTTGGATGCGTAGTCAAATTCAATTGCCACAATAAATTCTTCAGGGTCGTTGCCGTGCAAGAAAGATTCAATTTCTTCGTTAGATATCATAATACTTATTTCTTTGGTTCATTAGCTTTCACACCGTCGTGAAATTTACCTTCGTAAATAAATATAAATAAAAAATTGGATTAATCAAATTAACAACAAGCAGTTTCCGAAATAAAACTTGGTTGAATATTAATATATAATTCCTCTCTGATTGGAAGAATTAAATTTCCCTCGTCATTCTTAATTAAGAACTGACCAACATACCTACCTGGTGTGTTTGTGTCTCTTGAAGTGAATTTGTAATAGATATAATATTCAGGTGTCGCACCTAAAGGTAAGATAAGTGAAACAATTTCACAAGGGGCAGACACAATTTTAGGGATTTCGGTCTCAACATCAATCATTGTAAAAAAAATAGTAGAAACTTCCAAGTCCTGCATCAGTTCCAAGTAACCCGCTCTACCATCTTTTACTACTTGCATTTTTAATACAGGTAACGTCGAGTTTTGTTTAATAAAGAATTCCATAACAATAAATATATTGTTATGACTCTTTTCTTAAACTTCTTTCATAATGTTCAAATCTATCATGTTCTGTTGGTGTCATAAGTAATAATCCAGGATACAACTCACCTTTCTTAACCAACTGATACATATGGCTCATCCAAGTTTGTTCAAATGGATGTCCCCATGTTACATCTAAGAACATTTTTTGATTTCCTGTTCTTGTAACAATTTGAGGCCAATTACAATAATAAACATCACCTGTTACATAAGGAACTCCTTGAAATGAATTAACTGAATCATATACCGTTCTTGGAGCATTTGGGTCTAATCCTTGAACAGGTAATCTGTCTTTACCTGGCCAATACTTTTGTCTAACATCTTGAGGTACGTTGTACCATGACCATTGAGTACCATTGTCACCAAAGAATTCACTATAATTTAGTTTTAAAAAGTCAAAGTTTTCTTTTTTAACAATTTGTAATGTTTTTGAATATAAATTTGGAACATATCGGTTAAATCCATTTCTACATACATCACCCTCTTTTGGATAAAAGAACATATCATCTTCAAAAAACAAATAAAAATCTAAATCTGTTTCATTTTGGAAATGTTCAGCAATCCATTGACGACCACCACAAATACCTAAATTATCTTTTTTAATGTGTTCAAACCCATTTTCTTCACACAATTTAGCATAGTCATCAAATGTTGATTCGTCACTTGAGTTATCTAACAAAAACTTTTTAGTTTTTAATAAATAATCTTTATCATAAGCATTCATAGACTCAATTAAAGTTGAAAATTGTTTTGGGCTATTAAATGTAATCACATATAAACCAACTTTATTAACATCTAATGTGTTTGTTTCTTTATGAATGTTTTCAGATTTAGGTTTCAATTCATTATTCTTTAAATCTTCAAAAAACTTACCAACCAAACCATTAGATTCAATTTCAAAATAATTAACCATATCAGAGTGTTTATAACACATAATACTGAAAATTGATTCTTCGGTACCCATATAACCTTCATCTAAAGTTGTTTGTAACAAATTATAATATATTCCATTAATATCACCAATAGTATGCTTTGGACCACCAAAAAATCCACCTCTTGCAACTTTATTAACTTTTGAACCCGCAATAGAATTTAACTTATTATATTCAAAACCATGAATTTCAGTTTCAGCGTCATATTGAAAACAAATAAATGAAAATTTTGAAATGTATTTTGACAAGTTATTTAAAACTTTATCATGGGTAAAATAACCTTGATGAACGGTATTTGTTAAACCACCATCAATCCAAAACATATATTCAGAGTCAAATTTGTCCATAATCTTAGCATCGTGTAATAAGAATACCTTGGACATAACTAATGGATTATAATTTTCTAATCTACATTGTGTTGATTCTTTTAACCAACCAGATAAATTTTGCCAATTTTCATCAGTTCTAATTTTTTGAATTTTGTTAAAAAATTCAGATTCTCTAAACCAAGACATTGGTCTAAGAATAAATTGTGTATTGTCATGACTTCTTCTTTCAAAGACAAATTTTTGAAGTTCTTCGTCTCCAAAAATAATCATATTCTCATCACACTTTAAAAGTTGTTCAAACTTATCTAAATAATGTTGGTAGGGTCTTGACCAACCTTCGGTTAATTCTTCTCGACCGATATCCCATATTCCTGTTACTAAAGTTATGTTACTCATATATTTAATTTAACTCTTCTAATATTTTATAAAAACTTTTATTTTTTTCAAAAAATTCTTTTGTTCCTTCTTTAAAATTATCTTCATGCCACCAAATATCAAAATTTAAAGATTTAAACCAATCTTTATGGTTTTGATACATTAAAGACATATAATGTTCTTCGTAAAACAATTTTTTTTCTTCTGGTATTACTAATCTAACATACTCATCAAATTGTTTAACGACCTTATCCCATAATTCTTTTTTTCCACCAAAAAATCCACCAATAACGTGAACACTATTATCATAAGTTGTATAAAATTTTGAGTCAACAGTTCCCTCCCAATAATTTCTTGAGTTTTCCTTGGCAACCATTACAAATTTATCATCTGCGTAATTAATTAAATTAGTTAAAAACGTATCATTAAATAATGATGCTTCATAATAAAATCGATAACCTGGTGCTGATAGATATTTGTTTGGAATTAAACCTGTGTGGGATAATCCAGCGTCAAACCAAAAATAATAATCATAACTTTTATCTTCATTTTTAAACCAAGAAAATTTAGCGTATTGAATATCATAACATCTATCAGATTTTTTAATACCCTCAATATCTTTAACACTGTTAATTAATTCTGAATATTCATTTGTTTTTAAATCACATAAAATAAATTTTAATCTATCTTCGGACACGTTATGGGTTACGTAAAAAAATTCTTTTAAATCGTTAATTTCTCTGTCAGAAGTATAACAAATAAAATCAGCTTGTGACATCTTTAATAAAGATAATAGACTAAAACGATAATGGTCTTTTCTACCATCTCTACCACCTAATTCAGAACCATAAAGGTCTGAATATATACTTGTCATTATTTTAACTCTCATTGTTATTTCTCATTTCTAAACATTTATCATAGTCCATATATCGACCATCAAGCTTATCTGGGAAATAAGCATTCCAATTATATGTCATTACATAAAAATTTGAATCAACGGTTTTATTAATATCAGAATAATCTTTTTTTTGAATAACTAAAGGTAGTTTAGATGAAAATGATTGCATGTTTGGATATACCGCTCTATCTAAAAACTCATCAATAGGGACTTGCATGTGAGTATTTTCAATAATGTCATTTGTGTTCCATTTAACAATATATTCGCAAGCTTTTTTAGTTAAAATAAATCCTGATGTTCCAAAAATACCTCTATGTCTATTAATGTCTTTTGGTGGTAATGTTGTTAAATCTACCAAGTGTTCAGAAAATTTACTAAGAGGTCTATGAATTGAAGGTGCAAAGTGGAAAAAACTCCATTCGTTATTGTTTAACTCTTCTTCAATCATTGGTATTAATTCTTTTGTATACGGCATAAAAAAAATATCGTCTTCAAATACCATTGCATATTCATATCCTCTTTCTAATATTATTTTTGCAACTTCTTGGTGTGAATATGCACAACCTTCATAACTGTTTGTGTCTACAGCGTTGAATCTTTCAAAATCCCAACCCATGTATTCAAATTCTTTTGTAATTGCATCTAATCTATCGGGCCTTCTTTCAAGATTAATTACAAATTTCGGTATTTCATTAAAATTAATTTTCATATATTAAATTTGTTTTATCATTATGCCCACGTCTGTGAGCGAATATTACAGAACCAATTTCTTTTGCCAAATTAAGATTTCGATTCCAATCGGTCCAATATCCAAACATGTCAATATCTTGTCTTGGACAATCGTATCTATGTGTGAGTATTGATAAAATACTTTGGTCGTGTCTGTGATTTTCTTGATTACCGTCTAAACAACCTTGGATTAGAGATAATTTATAAGTCTCGTCAAATATATGTTGGTATTTTCCGTTTGACTTATAACCTACAAGACCAGCCCACAATTGTTTTCCATTTAATTCGTTTTCAGTCACAGAAACACAATTTCTACAATCTGTATGTGTATAATCTCTATTTGTATGAATGTCACCAACTAAAAAAATTTCATCTTCATTTATTTTTTGATAAATAACATCAATCGATTTAAGAGGACACGCACCTGAATCCATCCACAACACATTTTCACCTAATTTTGAAGAATTATACATACAATAAACCTTATACACATAAGATTTTGGTTCCATGAATTTTGGATGTAGTGATGTTGAATTTTCAGGAAATTCTAAAACCTCAACATTTTTTAATGAATTTAATGTTTTTATTTCATTAACATCTAACCCTAAATTGTAAACAAAAATTTTATCTACGACATCCAAACTATCTTTATGAATGCCACTTATTAATGTTAGTAACGAATCATAATACGGACTATTGGTTGCCGTCACTAATATGTTTTTATACATTTTCATTTAAAAAGTTTTGAATTAATTGTTCTGGAAACATATATTTTTTAGCCAAATCAAAATTGTTTTTAACGGATTCTAATTTTGACAAATAAAGTTCGGAATTTAATTTATTTAAAATTTCAGGTAAATCTTCATCTCCCTCAAAATATATAATACCATTTTCGTCAAAATATTGCGAAGTAGTTTTTGAACCAACATAAACTGGAATTGTACCTGATAAAAAACAATCTAATATTTTTTCAGTAAAATAATCAGATTCAATACTGTTTTCAATAACAATTGAGAACATATAATCTTTTAAAGCTTCAATTTTAAATTCGATTGGTTTTTCACATCCTGACCCATAAAAATCAACTCTATTGTCATCTTTTAATCTATCATAAACACGGAATCTCATTCTGTGATATGAGTTCCAATTTTTCCAAGAAAAAATACAACTAACAACTTTAGATTTTTCGTGAATATTAATATCCTCATCACGCATCCAAGTACCACCATGTGGGATATACACAGCGTTTTCCGCTTGAGGTAAAATATTTTTATGGTGAGTAAAAATAAATTTAAAATTTTCTTTATTCTTAACAATATTACTATAGTTTTCTCCGTTAATAATTGGTGGTTCAATTAACCAAGCACAATTTACTTTTGTATTATCAATTGGTTGTGTAAAACACATACGGTCAATATAAATTCCAATATCATAGTTTTCTGGTTCTCTTTCCCATCCCGTTTTAGGGTCAACATATTGAGACAAACCAGGTTGTCCAATTAAGTTTTCATCAATTAATTTAATTTTCATTTTGTTTTTTTTTAATTTTAATCAATCACATTAATATGTGATATCTTTATGTTTTTGTTATTAACAAATCCATAATACATAAATGTTGATGGCCAATGTATTGAATGATAATAAACATCATTAGTTTCTGTTATCATTACCATTTCAGATATGTAATTATAAAGTATGTCTAATTGTTTTTCTCTACCGCCTTCTATTTCCCAAAAATTAACATCTCCTAAATTTTCCTCTATTTTTCTATTACCAAATAAATAAATATTAGGTAAATTTACTATATCACCCAAACAACTAACACATGAAGATGTTAAATAAAAATTTCTATTAGATTTTTTAACCGACTCATATAATTCTGAATATATTTGAAGTAATCTTGGATTAAAATTTTCTTTATCACCATAACCATGTAATCTTAATTGTATTGTTGAATCTATTTGAGGATGTTTATCTTTAAAGTCTTTCACTTTTTTGTATACAATTTTATTAAATTTTGGTAAAACTTTTGGAATGTCCGCATCTCGTAGTAAAAATCCTTTCTGGTCGTGGTGAATAAAAGGTTTGTATAAATCCTTAACTTCTTGATTAAAAAATACATCCCAATATTGTTGTCCTGGGTTGTTAGAACCATGACAAATATATTCATTATAATATTTGTTAGTTATTGAGTGTTTTATAGTTGTAATACTATCAAACATTTTGAAATCTTCTGTATCATAAAGTTCTTCAAATTGTATGTCAAAAATACCATATCCATTTTTACCATCACATGTGGACGCAAAAATTAAATGACATTCATATCCAAGTTTTTTATAATGATTTACAAAATCTAATAATTGTGTTGTTGCGATATAAAAATTACCTAACAAACCAAAATTTAATTGTATTAATAACTTCATAAATTAATATAATATTTCAAATTGATTCAATCCCTTAGTATTAGCATACGAATCGTAATTTCTCACATAATTATGTAAGATACATTTAGTGTTAGGAAATGAATAAGAGTTAATCATATCTTTTAATGAAGACTGCATTACATGTACTTCTTTTGCCTTACTAAGTAAGTAGATATAATCAAAGATTAAAAATTTTTTATCGTTACCAATAATTTTTAAATCTTGTCTAATTCTACTTTTATCTAAAAACATACCTCTTTCAGGGTCTTCATGAACAAAAATAAAATCTTCATCTGTTGGATTTAATGTTTTATAAAGTTCCATTTCTTTATCCATATTTCGCTCAACAAAATATTCGTCAAATCTAATTGAGAATGGTAAATTTTCCGCCAAATAAAAACCCTCATCAAAAGTTTCTACTTGATGTTGTAATGCTCTGGATTTGTCAAATCCAATTTTAATTAGTTGGTTAGATAAATTATTTTTTAATATATATTCATCAACCTCAATATCAGAACCCAATCCAATTGTATATAGATTTGGTAAATCTCTATACATGAATTTTATGTTAGATTCAAAATGTTTATAACAGAATAAATAAATTTTATCAAATTGTTTATAATAATGACGAACAAGACCATTACAAGTAAAATGGTCTCCTAAACCCATGTGATGGTAAATGTATTTTTCCATAATTAACTAACTTGGTTATTGGTTAATCTACCTGTGATTCTATCACACCATCCTTTTGATTCTGAGTGAGGCCAAACAACCCAATGAGAAGGCATTTCATCAGTTTGGAACTCTCTCCATACTTTACAGTATTTGTCAGGGTCTATCATAAAACCTGCAATTTCGTTTTTGTCGGCATCTTTTCTAAATAAAGTTTCATCTTTATCATTATGGAATGCAACAACCCAAAAATCATAATCAGTTTCAGTAACTTGTGAATATCCGATATCAATACAATGTTTGAACATCATACAGAAACTATCTTTCCATTCTTGTTCTGTTTCAAAATTATATGGATTTGGTGGATAATTTTTATCTAAGGTATGTTTGTCAATCGCTCTCTTTGAAAACAAAATACCAGCATATTTTTCATATTCCGTTAAAGTCCTAACAGGACCAAAACCATAAGGACCATCATGACCTTCTTGTTTTTCACCGTCCATACCAAATAACTTTCTATTTGTTAAGTGAGAGTGACTATTCTTTTGACCCCAAGTTTTGTCATCGTCCCATTGTTTTGTTCTACCCTTACGAGTATATTCGTGGTAAACAACAGGAATATGAGTGTGAAATAAATCATAACCCCAAGTGTAAGCTCTTGCGGCAATTGAAATTTCTTCACCGTGAAAATAATATTCAGGATTATGTTGAACTTCCGTTGAGAATTGTCCTAATGTAAAACAAAAGTGAGCCGAATAGAATCTTGCGGTCACAGGTTTTTTCATTTCTTTCCATCCTGGAATTGTTTCAGGTAAGAAAAATACCGCTCCTTCAGGAATAAAACGGTCAAAGACCATTCTCCAAGCTTCTTGAGCTCTTCCTGCGGGTTCATTTTCGGGGTCAAAAGAAGGAACATAACCCGTAAGTAGAGGTTTTTTGTATCCGTCCTTCTGTAACCCCTTTATCATTTTGATAAGGATATCATCCCAATCCTTCACAAATCTCATGTGAGAGTCAATTTGTAGGGTGTAAGTTTCACCTTTATAAAGTTGTTGAACTTGGTGTCGCGCCCAACATACACCTTTGGCGTCTTGATAAGGAATATCTAAGATTCTAAATCTTTTGTCGTCTTTGTATTCATCTAAATTATCAAAACCATCCTCATCACTATATTGTCTTGCAATACCTATGACAAGGTTATTTGGTTTTTTGGCGTTTGCCAACATGTCTTTAATTGTTGGAATTAACTGAGGGTCTCTATAAGAGGCGATTTGAACAAAAATTTTCATATAATATTATTTTATACCTAAAAATAAAAAACCCTTCAAAAAACTGAAGGGTTTTATCTATAATAATTTATATTATATTTTAAATAAATTGTTAATAAGACCTAATTGCTCTAACTCTTGTAGGGTCACTCTTAGTAGTTGTCTCTATTAATGGAATATGTTGTGGAGTACTACCTCCATTAAAGAAGATATAATTTGCTTGAGTATCATTAACCTGAGTAGAACTCCAATAGTTTCCTTCAGTAAATCCACCAAAACTATTTTTATAATCCCATACTTTTTCTAATTCATCTATACTTGGTAGATACCAATCGTTATATCCATTTTGTGATAAATCTGAACACAATTTAGCTGCAATTCCCGCAGTAAGACATTCATTTACTATATCAATGGTGTTTTGATTACCTGTCCCAATTGCAGTTCCATTAGCTCCTGCTAATAGAGTACCCTCACAACCCCATAATGCGGTACCTGAAACATCTGTTGTTGTAACAACTAAACCATGTTGAACATTTGCGTCATATCCTGAATCACCAGGTTGTAATATGTAAGCGATATAACCACCTAAAGCTGAGTCACCTATGGTATAATTACATCCATTAGGGTCTGATGTAGTAACTTCTCCAACACCACCAGTAACGTTATACCAAGCAATTCCGTTAGAATAATAACCATTTGAAGCTGGTATTGTTAATGCGGTATCATCATATAAAAATTCGCCTACGTTTGGACCAGGTCCTCCTGCAACACTACCATAAACATAAACTGGTGTTCCTGGGTCATATGCTGTACATGCGTCGATTGCCGTAACTGCGTCATATCCTAAATTATATGTATAATATGCAAATGTTGCAGTTGGTGTTGAAGTTACTGTTGGTGTATTAGTTGGTGTTTTAGTTACGGTTGGTGTATTTGTTGGTGTTTTAGTTACGGTTACTGTTGGTGTGTTAGTTGGGATTAATGAACAAAGTGAGAATCCTCCAGTTTCCTCTCCTGTTGCAAGTAATTGAACTACTTGTCCTGAATTTGTATAGTATCCTGTCATGTCAGTTGTAACTGGTCCTAATAATGAATTATAAAATAAGACATTTTGGTCAAAAGTTACGTTATCTCCATATATTGTTATTGTTGTTGTGTTAATACCATTACATGAATCATAAGATGTCGCACCTTTTGTTACACCAACAAAACTAAATCTAGTTTTAGTTGGAGAAACAGTTGGTGTCTGAGTATTTGTTGGTGTTGAAGTTTTAGTAGGTGTATTGGTTGGTGTTGTAGTATTAGTTGGTGTATTGGTTGGTGTTTTAGTATTAGTTGGTGTATTCGTATTTGTTGGTGTTACACTTGGTGTTACACTTGGTGTTACAGTATTTGTTGGTGTTACACTTGGTGTTACGGTATTAGTTGGTGTTACAGTATTTGTTGGTGTTGGTGTTGAAGTTGTAATTGATAAACATCCGTTAGGGTCTGATGTTGTAACTTGTCCAAGACCACCAGTAACGTTATACCAAGAAAGTCCATCTTTAGAATAATAACCATCTAAAACTGGTGTTGTTAATGCGGTATTAGAATATAAAAATTCGCCTACGTTTGGACCAAGTCCTCCCGCAACACTACCATAAACTAAAGTTGGAACAGCAAAACATGCGTCATATATTGATGTACCATATCCTAAATTATATGTATAATATGCAAATGTTGCTGTAGGTGTTGAAGTATTTGTTGGTGTTACAGTTTGTGTTACAGTATTTGTTGGTGTATTTGTTGGTGTATTAGTTGGTGTTGGTGTAGGAGTATTTGTAATTATCAACGAACAAAGTGAGAATCCTAAAGTTTCATATCCTGTTGCAAGTAATTGAACTACTTGTCCTGAATTTGTATAGTATCCTGACATGTCAGTTGTAACTGGTCCTAATAATGAATCATAAAATAATGTATTCATGTCAAAAGTTGCAACATCACCATATATTGTTATTGTGTTAATACCATTACATGAATCATAAGGTGTTGAACCTTTTGTTACAGCAAAACTAAATCTAGTTTGTGTTGGAGTAACGGTTGGTGTTTGAGTATTTGTTGGTGTATTTGTTGGTGTTTGTGTTTGCGTTTGAGTATTTGTTGGAGTGTTTGTTGATGTTTGTGTTTGCGTTTGAGTATTAGTTGGTGTCTGAGTATTAGTTGGTGTTTGAGTATTTGTTGGTGTAACAGTATTTGTCGGTGTAACAGTATTTGTTGGTGTAACAGTATTTGTTGGTGTTTGAGTATTTGTTGGTGTCTTAGTATTTGTTGGTGTTTGAGTATTTGTTGGTGTTGGTGTTTTAGTATTTGTTGGTGTTTGAGTATTTGTAGGCGTTTGTGTTTGTGTTGAAGTTTGGGTAGGAGTTTGTGTTTGTGTTGCAGTATTTGTTGGTGTATTTGTTGGCGTTGAAGTTGGTGTATGAGTTGGGAAAATAGGTGGAAAAGCACCATTATCAACTAAAACAATACTAGAATAAAATAAAGGTGAGGTTGAATAAGTATTGTTAATTAACCAAATTGTTTTAGTTTCATTTTGGGTCAATTCCGTTTGGTACTCCCACATAGAATCGTCGCATCGTCTATAGTTAAAATTTACTATAGTTGAGCCAGTATTTGTTAAGGTATATTTGCTACAAGCCATTTTAGATATTTTATTATAAATACTACGTTATTTTATATTATTATAAATATTTGTTTATTCTTTAATAATTTTTAATACTTAATAAAATTTTTATAGTACAATTTATTTATTTGTCGAAGTAACTGTTCGTGTTTAAGTCCTTGTTGGAGTAACTGTTGGTGTTTGTGTATTTGTTGGCGTAACAGTATTAGTTGGTGTTGATGTATTTGTTGTAGTATTTGTTGGAGTATTAGTTGGTGTTGATGTATTTGTTGGAGTATTAGTTGGTGTTTTAGTTGGTGTTGGTGTATTTGTTGGAGTATTTGTTGGAGTGGCGGTTGGTGTTGATGTTGCGGTTGGAGTTAATCCCGTTGTTGCTGTTGGTGTAACTGTTGTTGTTGGTGTTGGTGTAACCGTTGTTGTTTTTGTTGGTGTTGGTGTAACAGTATTTGTTGGTGTTGGTGTTGGTGTAACAGTATTTGTTGGTGTTGGGCCTGGAACATTTAAAGAATATGTATAACCATATGTTGGAACATAACAATCGTACATACCATAATAATAACTTGAAATATAATTAAATGGAAAAACTTTAGACCCTAAATCAATAGTCCCACCTGTATCTGGTAAATACGTAACATTTGTGGTTTGACCACTCAAATTATCACTTAAAATTCTTACACCTATTGCCATGTTAATAAATACTTATTCTTTTTGTTTTAGACATATTAATTAGTTTTTATCAACACAATCCAGCATTAAGAATTAATGTTCCGCTCATTTGTATAAATCTATTACCATTTGAAATTGTGAAATTTGCGTTCACAGGTGGAATGGTTAATAATGAATTACCGAAGGCATTATCTCCTGGCACCAAAAGTTCAAACGGTTTTGTTGTATAAATTGTTACATTTGATGGTGTACCGAAATGAGTTGATTCACAAACATTTTGATAATAACCTCCCGTCCATAAATTATATTGGTAAATAACTAATGGGGTTTGAGTTGGTGTTGGAGTTTGAGTTGGAGTGACGGATGTTTGGGTTGGTGTTGGAGTGACGGATGTTTGGGTTGGTGTTGGTGTTACAGTTGGAGTAGGGGTTGTGGAAGGACATAATCCCATATTAACAACATCTAAAGGTGCCGCATAATCCTCAACATATAAATCTTTTGCGCAGACATAACTTGTTTGTAATGGTTCTACAGGATTAACACTAATAATATCAGTACAACCCGTCCATCTATAATACCCTGTTTGGACATTATTATAATTTGTTATTCTGTAGTAAAAACAGTCCATTTTAACTTATTTTAATATATCCGTAATATACTATTTGAGATGAGCCACTGTTATTGGTTATACCAAATGTAAAGGTATTTGTATTTGAACCCGCTGGAGCTGAGGTACTAATAGTTCCCGCAGTTCCGACTATCTGACTTGGTATTGATGTTAACTCCAAAGCATTTCCCGCGAGATAATACCACCCATACTGTACACCTATTACGGGTACGTTTGAGTTTGATAATGTCACTGTTGCATTCCAATTAACAATACCATTTGGGATATTTCCATTCACCCACATAACATACGATTCACCCGCAGTAACTGTAAAACTAACAGTATTTGTACCTGCAGACAAAGTCCAACTTCCTGTGACTGGTGATATCGCATTTTGCGAATACCCGCTAAATAATGTTTCTTTGGTTACTTTAAATGATTCTGTGTTCCCACTATTGTTCATAACAAGAAAAACACCATTTGTGTTTCCTGTGTATGTCGGTAAATTTGCTATTAGTACGTTTGCCATTTCTATAAATATTAGTTTTAATGTTGATATTCTATTCCACTACCATCTTGAGCCGTTAATATGTCACCATTTTGAATTAAAATAAAGAATGGTTCAGTTGACGTTGGGGTCGGAGTTGGTGTTTTGGTATTAGTTGGTGTCACAGTTGGTGTACTTGTTGTTGTAGGTGTTGGTGTAGGAGTAATTGCTGTATTAACAACCAAACTAACATATACAGGTAATCCGACAGTCCAATTTGTAGTTGCGGATTGAATTAAAATTGCAACACCTGAAGGGGTATTTGAAGGAGGAACACCTACTGCCGTGCCAAACACAAAACCATCACCTGGCACACCTGGAGGTGTTCCTGTATTAGCTGACCAATATTTGAATGCGTTTGTATCACCAGAGTAAATTGCCGTACTTCCTGTTTGACTCATTGTAATAGTGATACTTTGTCCTGTAAATTGTGAAAAATAACTTTCCCTATCAATACCATTAGAATCAATTGAATTGAAATAAATCCCTCTACCATTTATAGTCAATTCATTAGGGTTGGTAGTTCCTGTTTGGATTGCTCCCTGATTCATAATTGTATTACCTGTTGTAGGGAAGTTATATGGTAATATTATTAAATTAAAAGAATAACCTGTTACAGGCTCAGGTGTCACGCTTGGTGTTGGAGTATTGGTTGGTGTCTCTGTTATTGTGGGGGTGTTAGTTGGAGTATTAGTTGGAGTTTCTGTATTTGTGGGCGTGTTAGTTGGAGTTTCACTAGGAGTGTTAGTCGGAGTTTCTGTACTTGTAGGTGTATTAGTTGGTGTTTCAGTTATTGTTGGAGTTACTGTAGGGGTTGATGTATTAGTTGGTGTTGGGGTTATTTCTGCAAATCTTGGTGCTAAATAATTGTATTGTTGTGTTATCTCAGAAAGACTTAATTGTCTGTTATAGAAATACATGTTGGCAACATGTCCCCAAGGTTGAGCAACAGTATCGTTATTACCCCATCCCCAATGTGTAGTTCCACCAGCACCCTCATTGATTGTACTTCCCACCTGTGAACCATTTATGTAGAATGTTTGAGATGTATTTGTTCCAACTATGGCAAATTGAACCCAAACACCTGCCGAAGATGAAACATCATATCCTGAACTTACAAATCCTGTAGCCCAATATCCTAATGTGTTTGTTCCATTAGGTATAGTAATTGGCGTGATTTTAGGAGGACCCTTTGTATAAAGCACTGTTCTAAATCCAGTATTACTAGATATCAATCTTGCCCAAGTGATATATGTATATCCTGAATTTGGTAATAAAGGTCCTGTTAAGTTGTAATCAACTCTATTATTTCCTGTTGTACAATCAAAACATTTTATACCATTAAGAACTGTGTAAGTTGCACCAATTAATGTATGGTCATATCCACCTGTAATATCAAAAACAGTTGTTCCTGTTCCAGGATAACTTGAACTTTCATATGCGTCAAGTTGAATAACCAATCCTGAACTTACAATACTTGGTGTTGTAGATGGTGTTGGTGTATTAGTACTTGTTGGAGTTGATGTAATGGTTGTCGTATTAGTGTTTGTTGGTGTTGGAGTAATAATTTGAGTTTCGGTTGGCGTATTAGTTGGTATCTCTGTATTAGTTGGTGTATTAGTAGGAGTTTCAGTTGGAGTGTTTGTTGGTGTCTCAGTATTGGTTGGTGTTGGCGTTTCAGTATTTGTTGGAGTTTGAGTTACCGTTGGTGTATTAGTATTAGTAGGTGTGTTTGTTGAAGTTACAGTTGGTGTTACAGTTGGTGTATTAGTATTAGTAGGTGTATTAGTTGGGGTTACAGTTGGTGTTATAGTAGGTGTTTCGGTATTAGTGGGTGTATTAGTTGTCGTTGGTGTTGGAGTAACGTCAAACTCAGAATTAGTCTGTATTTGAACTAAAATAGATGTACCAGTAACAGAATAATTTAAATTTGTGAAATTCGATACTTTATCTAATTCGGAGTAATTTCCTGAAATAGTGTAGTAACTACTTCCAGAAGAAGTGCCTGAGTATATTAATACAGAACCACTTAAAGATATTGAGGAACCCGTGGTCGTACCCAAAACATCAACAAATGAAATTTCAACGTCTGAGGTCAATATTGTGTTAGCAGTTGCAGTATAAAGAGCGTTAATAGAACCAGGAGAATATTCTCCAACAAGTTCGACAGTTACCGTACCAAAAGTTGGTGTTGGTGTTTGAGTTGGAGTACTTGTAAGTGTTGGTGTATTAGTTGGCGTTGTCGTATTAGTTGGAGTATTTGTCGGAGTTGGAGTTGGTTCAATTATCTCATAATACAAATCATTAGCAGGGATACTCAAATAATATAAATTATTATCAGGAATTAAAATATATGTTAAATCATTTGCAGGTATTGTTATTCTACAATTTAAACAATCAGGGTCTAATAAATTATATTTAAATTTTAATATTCTAAAGTTGTGCTTAATTTGTGAAGCGTTTAATGGCTCAGTATACATTCTAAATGCACTGATATCACCAATCATACTACCACCAAAATATTCTTCCAATTTAATATGAGTTGTTAAACCAGAATAAATTGTATTGTCCAAATCATAAGTGGTTAAACTTTCAGGGTCTTGTTGATAAACGATTTCATTTATTGTTGCGGGACATCCTCCTGAGAATGTTAAGTTATCGTGAAGTCCTTGAGTTCCCCCACCGATTGAAATGTTGTATCCAACCCCAATTTGTTTTTCTTTTGGAGTATTCAATAATCTTGGAATAATTTCTTCAAAGTTTTCAGTAACCATGAATAACTTTCCATTCACATAAAACTTAAGTGTTCCCAATCTATACTTTTGTTCTTCAGTCCACATATCTGTGAATGTCACAACTTCAGTTGACGCTGGGTCATACGTTGCTTCATGAGTTATTGGAGGTTCAATTAAAGAAACACTTCTACCTTCAATGGTTGCATAATATACGTCTTTAACAAGCAGACCAAGTCCACCTTTATCGTAGAGGTCACAGATATCCAACCATTCATATCTTTGGAATACAGCATCAATCTGAACCCAATGTTCAACATTTTGATATGTTGTTCCCGAACAATCATCAAAGATACCTCTTGTTGAACACCATTCGGTTAATGAAGTTCCCGTCACATAAGTAAGTCCTGTTAAACAAGTTCCCGTGCTTTCACATCCACCAGTTATTCTATATGTCTTAACGCATAATCTTGGACTACCAGTATCACCACTTAATCTTAAAGACAATGCGTTTGAAACCTCATCATATAATGGGTCTTTTTCCGAATATTCTGCCGTTGTCGTACAATCACACTCACATCCACAAGTACAATTTGTAATCGTACCACCTGATGGTTGATATACTTGAAGACATTGTGATGATGTATTGGCACTACTTGCACAACCACAAGTGTGCATACAAGTTAAACCTGATGTAACTCTTGTATATCCTGAATCTTGTTTTGGACTACCATCAGCATAATGATAAAATTTATTCTCGGCTCTTGCCCCCATGTAAAAGAACGTACCCTTATTGTCGGGATATCTATTGTTAAGTCCTCCTGATGTATCACCAGTCCATCTATATTTTAACATAAATTCAGCAGTCCAACCTAATGGAACTCTTTGTGGAAAAACTTGGTAATCATACCCCGATATTTTGTAAAACCCTTGGAAGAATCCACCTTGTAAGTTTGCAACATACCCAATATCTCCACCAACATTTTGATAATTTAAATCATAAGTGTATGAGTTATCATTCCATAATCTGTTTTGAGTTGTAGTAAAACCTGTGATAGGATGAAGTTTCATTCTCCTGTCATATTTGTATCGACTAAACTTATCCGTTGTACCTGAATATAATCCTGTTGTAATTTCTATTGTTTCTCCCGACATGTTTTGAACCAGTCCGTTGTCAATTCCTGTTAAACCAATATCACATAATTGTGTGACGATTGGACAAAAGTTGGGGTCAATGTCATCAGGGTTCCAATAATTCTCTGAAACAATTGTTTGGTAATCAAAAGAACATGCTGATGTTTGACATAATGTTGTCCCTGAACTATTGAAGTCAAATTTAAATGGCATTCTGTTTCCATCTAATTCACCAATTAATAAAGGTGAAAAAACAACTTCTTGGTCATAATCCCTCTCGTCCGATGCTAAGCAAATGTCGGTGATTTCGTTAACAGGTTTTATTCCCCATTTACGAAAATTATACTGATTAATGTTTTGATATGCCATATACTAATGATAAATACCTTATGAGGTAATATTTATAGATAAAAAAGAAAGATGATTACTATAAACAAAGAATTTTATTCTTCTCCATATTATTTTTTATTAAGAGATAAGGGGGATAAATACTCCTTATACTTTTCTGTGGAAGAAAATTTAAACGAAGCTCGTAAAAAAGATGAGGTAATTCACTTTAAAAAAAGTAAAGGTGAAATGGTTAAAAACCATCTTAAAAAAGTTGCCAAAGATAAAAAAGTTAAAACAACAAAAAGTCTTAAAAAAGATTTAGAAGAATTGGTAAATTTAGATGGGACATTATCTAACTCAAAAATCCCAATTGTTGACCCAAAACTTCACCCAAAAAAAACTATGGACCAAACGGTTTCTGCCGCTAGTATTACAAATGACCCAATTTCAAGAGGATATAGAACATATTTTAGAGAATCAGTTAAAGAGATTGATGAAGTTGATATGTCAGGAGCTTTTGGTTATGAAGAAACTAAAGATATGGATGGAAAAGAAACTTTTAAATTTTTAGTTAAGAAAATGGGTATGACTCCTGATGAGGCAAAAAAAAGAACAAAACAAAAAGGACAAGACCCAACAGGTAAAAAAGATGAAAATTCGCCTTACTATGATGATAAAAATTTTATAACAAAAGCAACTATATCTGAAATCCAAAAACAAAAGATGATTAAAGTTGTTGAAGATATTTTAATGGGTAAAAAAAAATATGATAATCTTGAAATAGGTAAAAAAGAATTAGATATACCAAATATTTTAAAGAAAAATATTTTATCGTTAAAAAAACAAGCGGAAAAACAAGGAGTTTCTCTTTCTGAATTATTAAAGATGTTTAAAAATGAATAAAAGTTTATACGATAACGAAATTGAATTCCCATCTGACAAACGGGAACATATGAAAAAATTTTTTCATATGGTTAAAAATGCGGATGAGAATACTGAAGGATTTAAAAGAAATAAAGAACTTCAAAATCAAAAATTTATTACATATAAACAACTTAAAAGAATTAAAAATTTTTTTGATAATTTTAAAGGTAGTCACAAAGAGCCGTCATTTATTTTAAATGGTGGTGTTGAAATTAAAAATTGGGTTAACAATGAATTAAGAAAAATGAGGGATTACATCGCCAATACAAAAACTAATAAGATGAATGCCGGCATGATGAATCAATTTATTGACCCGCATGAAAAAAAAAATTTTACAAATGTAAGAACATCTCAAGAACACTTAAAGACTGTGGACAAATATACGCCATCAGTTAATGAAAATGTTATGAGAATAAACGAAATAATATCAAAAATATAAAATTATGGCAACTCAAATTACGGTAGATTTAAATCAAACAGAACCAAACACTCTTTCATCTATTGCTGAACTAGAGAGAGGAAAATTAATTCCTAAAAATAATTATAATAAATCGGGAAATGAATATTCATCAGTTAATAAAGATGCAATGGCTGACGGAGATTCTAAAGGTAGAGGTACGGGAATTTTCTTAGATGTATATAATTCAACTGCAGGAACAATAGAAGACGTGTCCGAAAGAAAAAGCGAAGTAAAAATTAATCAATATAGTGCAGTAAAAACATACCCAAATTTCTAATGAAACTTCATGGAACTTTAAAAGGTTTAATTTGTGAAATCGCTTCTTTAGATAGTATAGTTGATGCGATTAAAAAACGAAAAATTATTATTATTAATTATAATGGTGATGAGCCAGGTGGTACAGGTATACGACAAATTGAACCTGTCTGTTTAGGTGTTAGTAAATCGGGAAATAAAGTTTTAAGAGCTTGGGATAGTGAGGGAGCGTCACATACAAGTTATAATGGTGAACAACCATTACCAGGTTGGAGATTATTTAGACTAGACAAAATATTATCAAACAAACCAACTGGTGAGGTTTACAATGAACCTAAGCCTGGTTATAATTTTAATGGTGACAAAAGTATGGTCAGTGTGATTATAAACGCAACATTTAATGATAACCCATTAATACAATAAATATAATATGGACAGATTAACAGAAAAATTAGCATTATCAAAGGCAATTATGGATAAAGCAGATAGAATTAAAAATACAAATTCTATGAATGGTGGGCTGCCACTAACATCATTACAGCAAATGAATTTACCTGAATCATTTAATGTTCCGACCGCAAAGTATAATATACCTGAAGAATTTTTACAGGAATCTAACATATCACAACAACCTTACCTATCTCACATACCAAGAGAAAATACTACTCCAGTCGGAATTCCAACTGTAGACGCAATTAAAAATTCTAAATTACCTGACGAAATTAAAAGATTAATGATGGAGCATCCAATTTCTCAACCTCAACAACAATCGACTACAATGTCTAACGAAGTTATTGAAAGAGCGACAAGATTAATGAAACAAAATAACAGCGGATATATTCCTGAATCTGCAAAACAAACACAACAAATACAACAAACAGAACAATCGACATCAACAAATGGTGCCGTTAATTATAAATTAATACAAAAAATGATTAATGAAGCGATTAAAAATGCATTTGCCGAAAATGGGTTAATAACTGAAAGTTCTGAAAAATCTAATGAAAATTTTAATTTTAAAGTTGGAAAACATATTTTTGAAGGTAAAATTACAAAAATTAAAAAAGTATCTTAACCAAGATATGTTAACCCTAAATTAAAAAGTTTAGGGTTTTTTTGTGCTCTAATATATACTACCCACACAACACTAATTTATATTTTTTAATAGTTGATAATATAAAAGAATATTGTTATAATTTATAACAAACTAAATAGTCTTAAAAAGTTATTAAAAAATATGGAAAAAAAAATTAATGTTTTAGTTATCCCTAGCGATAAAACTGGTGTTGGAAAATTTCGTTCAATAGACCCTCATATTTTTTTACAAAATTTATATTCAGATGAATTTCATGTTGATATTATATTTGACCCACAGTATGATGATATGGTCTTTTGGTCTAAATATCAAATAGTGGTATTCCATAGAAGTATTGGTTCTGATTTTGAAAAAGCCCATGAATTAATTCAAAAATTAAATTTATTAGGGATAATCACTGTTGCTGATATTGATGATTATTGGATGCCAGGTAAAGAACACCCAATTCATGATATTATTAAATTTAATAAGATTAATGAAAAAATTGTTGCAAATCTTAAAGTCGCTTCATATATTACAACAACAACTGAAATATTTGCAACTGAAATTAGAAAATTTAATAAAAACGTTTTTGTTTTTCCAAACGCAATTAATCCAAATGAAACACAATTTAAAGAACCAACATTAGAATCAGACCGATTAAGAATTGGTTGGTTAGGAGGTTCTTCTCATTTACATGACATTCAATTATTAGACCAATCTTTTAATAAGATTATTAATCTTAAAGATAAATTACAATTTGTTTTATGTGGTTTTGATACAAGAGGAACCGTAACGGAAATTAATAACCAAACAGGTGAACATAATAAAAGAGATATTTTGCCACATGAGACTGTTTGGGCTCAGTACGAAAAAATATTTACCCAAAACCATGTATTGGTGTCGGAAGACTACAAAAAGTATTTATTAAACTATACTCAAGAGGTTTACCCAAATCAATATGACGAATCATATGTAAGAGTTTGGACTCAACCTGTAACATCTTACGCTAAAAATTATTCAAAATTTGATGTATCTTTATCACCTATTAAAAATACAATGTTTAATAGAATGAAATCACAATTAAAAGTAATTGAAGCTGGATTTTATAAAAAAGCTCTTATTGCGTCTGATTTAGGTCCATATACAATAGATTTAAAACATTGTTTAAATCACGGTAACTTTGTTGATGGAAACGCAATGTTAGTTGATGAAAATAGAAATCACTCTGATTGGGCGAAACATATTAAAAAATTAGTTGAAAACCCTAACATGGTAAAAGATATGGGGGAAAGATTATATGAAACTGTTAAAGACAAGTATGATTTAAATAACGTAACAAAAGATAGAAGAGCTTTTTATTTATCAATAATTAAATAATATAATATGATTAACATACCATTAACCAAAATTTTATTTTTAGACATTGAAACTGTCGGAATACAACCTGATTGGGATTCATTAGTTAAAAACAACGAATCCCTTTCATTTCAATTTGAACACTATTTTGATTGGTTTCAAAAAAGATTTCCTGAAGATGGGGCTAATGGAGTCTCTCAAATGTTTGTCAATCGTTCTGCCTTAGTTCCCGAATTTGCAAGAATTGCTTGTATTAGTGTTGCATTTGTAACTGAAAGTGGTGAAATTAAAATGCAATCATTTAGTGATACTGATGAGAAAAAAATGTTATTAGATGTTCAAAAACTTTTACATAGAGTTGGAGAACTAGGATTTTTTTTATGTGGACATAATGTAAAGGGATTTGACATCCCTATGTTAGCAAAACGAATGATTATGAATGGAATTATGCCGCCAAAAATTTTACCTGGTCACGACACTAAACCGTGGGAAATTAAAGCTCTAGACACAAAAGAAGTTTGGCAATACGGCGGATATGGTTCTATTGCGTCTCTTGAACTTATGTGTGTTTGTTTGGGTGTTGAGTCATCAAAAACAATGGAGATAACAGGGAATAAAGTACATGAAGCTTTTTGGATTAAAAAGGATATTGAGGGAATTGTAAAGTATTGTGAAAAGGATGTGTCCGTATTAATTGAAGTAATAAAAAAATTAATAGATTTAAAATAATGAAAAATTTAAATAATATGGGATTTGACCCAAAAATTTATAATGACATTCTTGAAAAATTTGAAAAAATTAAATTTGACGCTGGAATAGAACCAGATGAAGAATCTCAAAAAGAACTTGAAGAATTTTTTGGAGTTGATTTAGAGGGTTTTGAAGATTTAGATGATGAGTTTTTTAAAAATTCTCAGACACGAACTATTGAAGTTGAATTAATTCACAAAGATGCCGTTTTCCCAAAATATGCATACCTATCCGATTCAGGATTTGATTTACACTCAACACAAGATTTAGAAATTAAACCATTTGGCAGAATTTTAGTCCCAACAGGGATTAAAGTTTCTTTTGAGAAAGGTTATGAACTTCAAATTAGACCTAAAAGCGGTTTAGCAATTAAACAAGGATTAACCGTTCTTAATACACCAGGAACTGTAGACCAAGGATATACAGGTGAAATACAAGTAATTGTGTTTAATACAAATAACCATTCCGTAATGATTTCAAAAGGAATGAAAGTTGGACAAGCAGTTCTATGTCCTGTCATAAATGGGGAATATGTTAGATTTGAAAAAGTTGACCAACTTGATGAAAAAGATAGAGGTGATAATGGATTTGGAAGTACGGGAATTTAAATATTAAATAATGATTACAGTAGGATATTCAACAAGAGAACATAACCCCCAATTTATCGAGTACTTAAAAAAAAGTTCGGGGTTTAAAAAAATAGAAGTTATTGAAAAGATTAATAACGGAGAGAAATCATTATCTCAAGTTTATAATGAAATTCTTGAGGAATCAAAAACTGACATAGTAGTTCTTTGTCATGATGACATTTACTTTGACACATCAAGTTGGTTCCACAAAATTAAAACTCATTTTGAAAAAACTGATTACGGTATCTTAGGTGTCGCGGGTACTACCAACATGCCAGAAACAGGTAGATGGTGGGATTCAAGAAACACCATGATTGGTATTGTTAACCATGAGAGTGAAGGAAAAAAATGGACATCAAAATACTCTGATGATTTAGGTAAATCAATTAAACCGACTGTTATTGTTGATGGTGTGTTTATTGCGTTAAGTAAATCAAAAATTAAACATACTTTTGACGAGGAGTTTGAAGGGTTCCATTTTTATGACATTGCATTTTGTTATAGGAATTATATAGAAGATGTTAAGGTTGGTGTTATCACAAACGTTAGAATCACTCACAAGTCAATTGGTCAGACCAATCAACAATGGGAAGATAATAGAGAATTTTTTGTTAAAAAATATGGGGAAAGCTTACCATCAAAAATTCCGTTTGATGTTAATAAACGATTAAAGGTTTTATTGTCTTGTATTTCTTTTAGAAACTTTACAGGTTCTGAGTTATATGTTTTTGAGTTAGCTAAAAGTTTAATCAAATTAAACTGTAGTGTTACGGTTCTTTCACAAATTGGTGGACCTGTGACTGACATGGCAAAAAAACTTGGAATTAAATGTGTGTCATTTGAAAACGCACCAGGATTTAAACTTGGTGATGGACAATGGGGTACGAATACGCCTGAAGGGTTCAAACCATCAACACCAAACGCGTTATATAGAGTTTCTGAAGTTGATTATGATATTGTTCATTTCCAACACAAGCCTGTTGCGGAAAGAATTTTAAATATGTATCCTGAATTACCTAAGATTTGTGCAATTCACTCTGAAGTTATTTCATTAGAAGACCCTGTTGTTGACCCAACAATTAAAAAATATGTTGCAATTCGTCCTGAAATTAAGGAACACATGATGAACAATTTTGAAATACCTGAAGAAATGATTGAAGTCATTTATAATCCTGTTGATAATGAAAAATTTAAATCTTTGAATACAACTGAAAAAGATTATGTTTTATTTGTTGGTACTATAGATTATTTGAGAAAAGAAACCATTTTAGATTTAATCGAATACACAAGAGAGATTGGAAAAGAACTTTGGTTGGTTGGTGATAATAATGGAAATTATTTAGAAAATGTATTACTTGAACAACATGTTAAGTATTTTCCGGCAACATGGAACATAGAAAAATTTATTTTAGATGCGTATGAAACCGCAGGAATTCAATTAGGTAGAACAACCATCGAAAGTTGGATGTGTGGTAAATCAAGTTGGATTTATAAAGTAGACTCTGGCGGATTTATTTTATCTAAAGAAAAACATGAACCACCAACAGACATTGAAAAGTATTATTCCATGAATGTTGCACAACAAATAAAAGAACAATACCTCAAAATTTTATCATAAATGAAATTAGGTTTAATTAGTGTTAATGAAATTGGTTTGTCTTTTGGATTGTTATGCGAAAAAAAAGGTCATGAAGTTTTAGTTTCAAATAGTAATGATGATTATGTTTTTAATCTTAATCAAAACATATGTATTACAAATGAACCATTAATCCAATCTATGTTATTTGATACCACTAAATTTAGTGCAACAACAAGTAATGCAGAGGTAATTAAAAATTCCGACATTATTTTTATTTTTTCTCCAACCCCATCTAATATTGATGGTAATTATGACACAACAAAAGTTTTTGATGTTGTTTCAGAATTTTATAGTTTATCTTCTCAGAACGTTTCTCTTTATAATAAAAAAGTGGTGATATGTTCCACAACAAACCCTGGAGAAGTATCACAAATACAAGAAAGATTAAACATGTTTAATATCCAAGTTGCATATAATCCATTTTTCACAAATGATGGTGAGATTGTAAAAGATATTGAAAATCATGAAATGGTCTTAATTGGTGGAGAATATCAAGAACTAATAAATGATTTAATTAGTTTACACACCGAACTTAAAAAAGTTCTTGTTAATGTTTATACAATGTCATCAAAGGCTGCCGAATTAACAAAAATTAGTATTAATTCATTTTTATCTGTAAAAATTACTTATGCCAACATGTTAGGTGAAATTATAACTAAATCAGGAGTTGAAGATGAGGTTGATATGGTATTAACCGCAATTGGTGGTAATTCAGGAATTGGACAAAAACATATGAAATATGGTTTTGGGTATGGGGGTCCAACAATTAATGGAGATAATAAATCGTTAAAACATTTCGCCAATAGTATTGACGCAAATACCGAATTAATTACAAGTGTTGATACATTCAACAAATCACACATTTCTTTTTTAAAAGAATATTATATTCAAAAAAATCCAAATAAAGAAGTACCATTTGTTATGAACCACATAACGTATAAGAAAGGTACTAATGTAATTGAGGAGTCACAACAATTTCAATTATGTGTTGATTTATTAAATGAAGGCTATACATTAAACGTTATTGAAATAACTGAAGTTGCAGAAAAATTAACATCATTAAGTGAGTCGTATGATGGTCGGTTAAAGTTTTTTCCAATAGGTACAAAACCAGAAGGAATATTAATTAATTTATAATGATAATCTTAACTACAACATATAACTGTGAGAATTTTGTTGAGCGTTCTTTAATGACAATTATGACTCAAAGATTTAAGGACTTTAAATGTTATATAACTGATGACATGTCAACTGATAAAACTGTTGATATCATTAAAAAAACCATATCGGGCGATAATAGGTTTATTCTTATTGAGAATAAACAAAAAATGTATCAACCAGGAAATTACGACCAAGTAATTCGTGGATTAGATATTCCTGATTATGAAATATGTGTTGAGGTTGATGGTGACGATTGGTTACCAAATTCAAATGTGTTATCCTTCATAGATGATGTTTATAAAGACAAAAATGTTTGGATGACAAGTGGTTCGTTTAAATATCATGATGGTAGGCCAGGGTTTGCAAATCCCCCTAAAAATTTTACAAACATTAGAAAACAAACTTTTACACTATCACACATGAGAACATGGAAGTCTTGGTTATGGAAAAAAATTAAAGAAGAAGATTTAAAAGATGTTTCTGGAAATTATTGGAGTGTTGCGGGTGATTTATCATTTATGTTTCCAATGTTAGAAATGTCGGGAGAAAATCACTTTAGATATATACCAGATGTATTATACATATATAATGAGTCAAACCCATTAAATGACCACAAAGTCAATATGAGTAAAGTAAGTTCAACCGTAAACATAATTAGAAATAAACCAAATTATAATTTATTAGAAAATGTCTGAAAACTTTAATCCAAAAATTTCAGTATGTATTCCATCATACGAAGCAAATGGTAGAGGTGTTGAATTTATTAATAAGAATATCCAATCAATTCTTTCTCAAACCTATAAAAATATGGAAATTGTTGTTTCCGACCATTCAAAAGATGATGTAATTGAAAATTACATTAAAGGATTGGGTTTGGATAATATAATGTATTTGAGGAATTTTGAGGACATCGGATGGCCCGCACATAATACCAACAACGCAATTAAAAATTCTACAGGGGATTATATCAAATTAATGAATTTAGACGACTTTATGGTTGGTGAAAATTCAATTCAACTAATGGTTGATTTGTTGGGTGAAGGTAGTAAATGGGTTATCAGTGGATGTATCCATTACGATTATGGAACTGGTAGTTGGACAAATCCAATTATTCCAAGGATTGAAGGTGATGGAAAACACTTAATTAAAGGTATTAATTTTGTTGGATGTCCGAGTGTTGGTTTAATACCTCGTGATGAATATTTTGACCCTGAAGTTTTATATATGATTGATTGTGAACTTTGGTATCGTATGTTTATCAAACATGGTTATCCTGGAGTTTTAAAAGATTATAGGATTGCTGTTGGAATTGGTGACCATACATTGACCAGCCAATTATCATCAAAACATAGTGATTTACTTTATAAAGATATTGAGTATTGCAATAAAAAATTTTTAATATGAAAAATATACAATTATTTGTCCCAAAATTTAGAAACGAAGAAATTTTTGAACATATGTCAACTTGTTTAGACAAGGGTTGGACAGGATTAGGGTTTAAAACCGTCGAAATTGAAAATGAATGGAAAACTTATACAAATTTACCTCACGCTCATTTCATTAACTCAAATACTTCAGGTCTTCATTTGGCGGTAAAAATATTGAAGGACGCTAATAAATGGTCCGATGACGATGAAATCATTACAAGTCCATTAACATTTGTATCATCAAATCATGCAATAATGTATGAAAATTTAAAACCCGTATTCGCGGATGTGGATGAATATTTGTGTTTAGACCCATCATCAGTTGAATCAAAAATAACTAAAAAAACAAAAGCAGTTTTGTTTATTGGTATTGGTGGTAATACTGGTGAACTTTATAAAATTATCGAATTATGTAAAAAACATAAGTTAAAGTTAATTTTAGACGCCGCTCACATGTCAGGTACATTTACAAAAAATCCATCAACAGGTAAAGTTGAGCATATTGGTCATGGTGCCGATGTAACCGTGTTTAGTTTCCAAGCAGTTAAGAACTTACCGACTGCAGATTCAGGTATGATTTGTTTTGCAAATGAGGACTACGATACTTTAGTAAGAAAACTATCTTGGTTAGGTATTGATAAAGACACATACCAAAGAAGTAACGATAAAGGAAATTATAAATGGGAATACGACTTAGTTGATGTTGGTTACAAATACCACGGAAACTCAATAATGGCATCAATGGCATTAGTTGGTTTAAAATACCTTGACGAAGATAATGACAGAAGACGAGAAATCTGTGAAAAATATGAAAACGAATTAACCAAACACGGAATTCAAACCATAAAGACACATAACGATTGTGTATTATCATCAAGACATTTATTTCAAATTGTTGTTAACCAACGAAATAAATTCATGGAATTATTAAATTCAAATGGAGTATATCCTGGAGTTCATTATAGAGATAACACCAATTATAAAATGTACAAACATGGATTTGGTACATGTCCAAATTCTTTAACAATATCTGAAAAATTAATAACCCTACCATTACATATGAATTTAACTGATGAGGATATTAACTATGTAATTGAACAAGTAATAAAAGTTAACCAACAAATAGAAGGATGAGTAGTATTGTAATTTTAGGTGCTGCAGGGCTTGCAAAAGAATTTTACTATTATGTGAAAAGAGCAAAACCTGAAATAACTAATTTCATTTTTGTTAATGATTTAGATGATGGTCAAACATCGTTTGATATTGATGGTGAAGTATTTCCAGTAGTTAAAGATTGGTCATTTAAAGAAAACTATAAATTTATAGTTGCTGTTGGTAGTCCAAAAATAAAAAAAATTTTAGTTGTAAAGGCGTTATCATCAGGTTTAGTTCCATCTGAAACAATTGTTGACCCGTCAGCAATCGTATTAATGGATAGAAAAAATTTAGGGTATGGTGGTATTGTTTCACCAGGTTGTGTTGTCACTTCTAATGTTACGTTTGGTGACTATGTAACACTAAACTTAAATACTACGGTTGGTCACGATACAATTATTGGCGACTATTGCACCACAAATCCTGGTGTTCATATTTCAGGTCAAATAACCATGGGGTCTTCTAATGAATTTGGAACAGGGTGTATTGTTAGAGATAGATTAAACATTGGGTCAAATAAAACTTTTGGTGCTCAAACTGCGGTAGTTAAAAATATTTTGGGTGATGAACCTGAAGTATATGTTGGAATTCCATCTAAACTTTTAGTAAAAAAATAAAATTAAAAATTCTTATTATGGATAACGAAATTTCTTTCTCGATTGAGTCTATCAGTGCAGGTCACCACAAAGTATCTTATCGTGGTATTAAATTAATTAAAGACCCTTTTGACTACTTATTATATCAAATGATAATTAATGAGGTTAAACCCGATTTAATTATTGAAATTGGTACTAACCATGGAGCATCAGCACTATACATGGCAGATATGTTAGATTTATTGGGTAATGGCATGATTCATACTATGGATATAATGGAATATCCTATGGACCCGTTAATAGTTAACCACCCAAGAATTAAAAGATTTTTAGGCGGATTTATAGATTATGATTTAAAAAACGCTGAAGGTTACAATAACATATTGGTTATTGATGATGGGTCTCACTTATATAGTCATGTAAAAATGGCTATGGATAAATTTAAAGATTTGGTTTCTGTCAATTCTTATTTTATTATTGAAGACGGGGCATTAAACCATATTGGTCTTGAAAAACAATACAGTGGTGGCCCACTAAGAGCAATTGGTGAATTTTTACCCGATAACCCTAATTTCCAAATTGATAGAAAATGGTGCGATTTTTTTGGTAAAAACGCCACTTTCAATCCAAATGGATATATTAAAAGATTATATTAATGAGTTTTGTATCTACAAAATTAATGGGTGGATTAGGAAATTATTTATTCCAAATATCCACAGCCTATTATTTATGTCTAAGAGATAATAAAGAATTGTTATGTGATGTATCAGATTCAAAGGTACCACATAAACCATATTCAAACTATACATCAAATATTTTTAGAAATGTTAATTTTATTAATGGTGTTACTGATTTTACCCCATTAGGAGAAGGTGGATTTTCATATTTTCCATTACCTCAAATTGATGGTAATGTTAAATTATATGGATACTTTCAAAGTGAAAAATATTTCATGGACTATAGAAATGAAATATTAGAATTGTTTAAAATTGATGGTGAAACAAACCAAAAATTAATTAACAAATACGGTGAAGTATTAAAACGTGATACTTGTTCGATTCACGTTAGACGTGGGGATTATTTAGGTTTACAAAATTACCACCCAATCCAACCAATTGAATATTACCAAAAAGCAATTAATATTATTGGTAAAGAAAACCATTTCTTAATATTCTCTGACGACATTAAATGGTGTGAAGAAAATTTTAGTTTCTTAAAAAATAAAACATTTGTGTCCGACAATTTAGATTACGAAGATTTGTATTTGATGTCGATGTGTAATAATAATATATTGGCAAATTCAACATTCAGTTGGTGGGGAGCTTGGTTAAATAAGAATAAAAATAAACAAGTTATAATTCCATCCAAATGGTTTGGAGTTTCCAATTTACATTTAAATACTAATGACTTATATTGCAATAAATGGATTAAATTATGACAGTATTAGTTACAGGTTCAGATGGTTTAGTAGGTTCATCGTTAAAAAAACTTTTAGGTGATGGTCACGTATATCATACTCGTAAAGACGCCGAATTAACCAATAGAGAACAAACATTAGATTATATTAATTATCACGTAAAACACAGTGGTGTTGACACAATAATTAATTGTGCGGCAAAGGTTGGTGGGGTGCAGGCCAACATGAAGAATAATAAAAAGTTTTTTATTGATAACTTTGTTTTAAATAACAATGTTATTGAAGCTTCATTTAAAAGTGAAATACCAAACTTTGTTAATATTTTATCAACGTGTATTTTTCCCGATAAAAATATTACATATCCTCTAACCGCAAATCAAATAGATTTAGGTCCACCACATTTTTCAAACCATGGATATGCCTAC